CTAGGCACTGCAACGGAAGGACGGACTGATGCCCTGGGCCGCGCTTGACGATCAGTTCCACGCGAACCCGAAGGTAGTCGCCGCCGGCCTCGACGGCGCCGGCCTGTACGCGCGCTCGATCAGCTACTCGGCGAACTACCTGACCGACGGCTTCGTCCCCGAAGGATGGGCTCGCGAGACAGCCCCGAAACGCTTGCATTCTCGCCTCGTGTCCGTCGGGCTGTGGGACAGAGACGACGACCTCGGCGGCTACTGGATCCACGACTACCTCAGGTTCAACCCCACCCGTGTGGATATCGAGAAGAAACGCCTTGAGGCAGCCGAAAGGAAGCGAAAGTCACGCGAGCGTCACGACGGTGTCACACCGTCCGTCACGCGTGACAACCCACGTGACTCACACGAGAGTCACAGCGAGGCTCGCGCGCAGTCGCGCCCGGGCGCGCGGCCCACGCCCCTTACCCCAGAAGAGCCAAAAGACTTTGAGGATGAAGAACTATTAGAGAGCGGCGTACACGAGATCAGCCGACTCGCCCAAGACATCGGACGGAAGCTATGAGCGACCCCACCCCGGATGCGGAAGCTCGGCCGGAAGCTCGGTGAGCGCCGCCTTCTCTACAAGCCAGCTAACGAGAAACCGCCCCGCCGACCTTGACAGCGGGTAGGATGAGAGCTATACGCCACGGCGTATAAAGGTAGTGGACCGCAGGGGAATTGAACCCCTCACCGGCCGGATCCAGTGTCCTTCGGTGATCCAATGCGGCCCGCGCAAGAGGCCCAGGGAGGGAACTCAGACAAGGTTTCTCCGCCCTGGGCCTCGGCCTTTTCCCTAGGTCAGTCGCGCTTCGCGGCTTCGTCCTGGACCTGCAAGAACCTCGGGTTCACCACCGCCCAACTACTAGCCGACCACCGCTTCAACGTCCACGGAGAAGACACAGCATGACGGGGGCACCCCCCACAACGGAAAAGCACGATCAACCTACGCCCTCGCCCGTTTCCGCGAGAAACATTCGTGATGGGGCGCAGGGTGGGTAGAGCGTGGTGCGTATTCTGCAAGTGGGCTGGCTTGTGGGCTGGCTACTATGCCGTGCCGGTGAGTGCATGAGCGAGGAGCACGTTGCGGCGGTGTTCGGGCCTGCTTGGGTGCGGGAGGCGCGCGAGTCGGATCGGCTGATGCTCGGCGAGTTCGAGTGGCGGCTGCTGGCGATTCGTCATCGGATGCGCGCTCTTGACCTGTCGTTGCCGTGGTACTTCGATGGTCCGGCTTGGCATGAGCTTGAGGTGGAGTGGGAGGCTGTTCGGCAGGCTGAGCTCGAGGAGCGTCGCGTGGCGGCGTCACCATGACGTTGCTTTCGAGCCCGCTTGCTCTTCACGCCTTCGAGTGCCCGGAGGCGCGCTGTTCCTGTGGCCCGGTGCGTGACGTGGAGGCGCTGGTCAGGTCGGCGGTGCGGGCTCATCACAGGGGTGGTCTGGGCCCGGAGGGTGGCCGGGAGACGGAGGATTTGCTGGCGGAGCTCTTCTTTCAGGCGGCGAGGGCGGCGTCGCGTCCGCGGTCGGCGGGGTGGGTGTCGCGGCCGTTTGTGGATTTTGTGGTGGCGTTGGTTCATGACCGGATCACGGATTGGTATCGGGCGCGGTATCCGGGGTCGCGGTATGGTCGGGCGCTCGAGCTGGTGGGTTATGAGGTGGCGCCGGAGGAGCGGTGGTCGGGGGACGTGTCGGATTCGGTGGATGTCGGGCGGCTGTCGGTGTCGGGCCGTTGGACGTACTTTTCGATTGCGGTGCCGATGGCGCGGGAGGGTTTGGATGTGCGGGACGTTGCGGCGCTTAGGCGGCCGGCGGGGGAGGAGCATCCGCGGTTGCGGTTTGCGCGTGGTGGCCGGGCCCGGATCGTGGAGCGGCTTCTGGGGGAGCTCAGGGCGGAGTTGGAGTTGCAGGGGGTGCGGCCGACGGTGCGGGCCGAGCCGTCGGAGGTCGGGGAGGCGATGTCGGCGTGACCGGAGTTCGGACTTTTCGGCAATACCTGAGCGACAAGGGAACTGCGTACTACTCCGATCACTTGTTCTGCGGCTCATGCGCTCGTCTCATCCGCACGCCCCACGACTTTGAGCGCACGCCGGCGGACTTGGATGATCGTGGGTCATTTCCGCTCGGCAGTTGCCACACGCACCTTCACTACGCCTTCTGCCCCTGGTGCGGCGTCGAGTTCGAGGACGACTGGTGGCGCGAAACTATCGTCGAGAACGAGCGTGCCATCGACCACTACGACCAACCGGGCACGCACAAAGGAGACACCCACGAGTTTCGCGGCAGCGGCCCCGACTGTATTGCCGGTCACGTTCTCGCATCGTCTGATCATTCACTTTGCTGGTGCAAGCCGACGGTGGAGCCGGGGATCCTGGGCTGCCGGATCATTCACAACGATGTCGAGCGGACGCCGCCTGCTCTTCCGTCCTGGGATGACGACGGTTGGGCCGACGAATGACCGCAGACGAGTTCGAGCGCGCCTATGCCGAACGCAGCGGCCTGTCCGTCGCCGGACTACGTGGCCTGGGCCGCATCGTCGTCGCCTGCCGCTGCGGTGGGGACGATTGCGAAGGCTGGGCCTCCGTGTCGAAGGAGAACGCGGTGGACTACGAGCCAGGCGAAATCTACGGGCCGCCGGAGACCGACGCTCTCCACAGAACCCTTGCAGCTGCGGCCACTCCGCCTGGAAGCTGGCCTGTCCGCTGATGCCGTCGACGGTGTGTATCGGCTGCATGCAGATCGTCGACAAGGTCGAGCCCGCTTCCAGGCGTTGCCTGGTGAACGGCTGCCATAAGCGGTGGGAGGATGCCAGGAACGCGCAGCCCGCCGGGCAGGCCAGAAGGGCGATCACGAAGCAGCGGCGGCAGCGGATCTACCGCCGCGACGGGTTCAAATGTGTCCGCTGCGGGGCCGGGAAGGACTTGACGGTCGGGCATGAGCCGCCGTTGGCTGAGCAGCTGGATCCGCGCAGGCACTATGCGGATGAGGAGTTGGTGACGGAGTGCCAGTCGTGCAACTCGAAGGCTGGGGCGACGGTGCGTCGGTCGGTGCCGGTTGAGTCTTCGTCGTCTGAGCCGCTGATCGCATGAGCGACGCGCCCTCCATCTTCGGCGAGCCGATCGACCAGCGGGCGTTGCAGCAGATCGAGAACTGCCTGCGCGACGACCGTGCTGTGGCCGGTGCGCTCATGGCCGACCATCATCTCGGCTACTCGATGCCGATCGGCGGAGTCGTTGCCTACCGGGACGCGATCTCCCCGTCCGGCGTCGGCTTCGACATCGCCTGCGGAAACAAGGCCGCGCGGACAGAGCTCGAAGTGGACTTCGGCATCAAGTACGACCTTGGGCGGCTCATGGGTGACATTCGCAAGCAGATCGCGTTCGGGATCGGCCGCTCGAACGCGGAGCCGATCGACCACGACCTGTTCGATGATCCGCTCTGGTCGGAGATCGACAAACTCGTGCCGGGCTTGCAGGAGAAGGCGCGGGCACAACTCGGCACGGTCGGCTCAGGCAACCACTACGTCGACTTGCTCGTGGATGAGGATGGGCGGCTCTGGGCCGCTAACCACTTCGGCTCGCGCGGCTTCGGGCACACCGTCGCCACGACGTTCCTGAACCTCGCCGCGGGACGCGCGCCAACCGAGCGGGCGAAGGACGAAGAAACCCCGGCCGTGCTCGACCTCGGCACCGAGACGGGCGACCTCTACATGGAAGCGATGAAGCTAGCTGGGCGGTACGCCTACGCCGGCCGCGACTACGTCATGGATCAGGTGCTACGGATCCTCGGCACTAAGACGACGTTCGAGGTTCACAACCACCACAACTTCGCCTGGGAGGAAGACGGCCTAATCGTCGTCCGCAAAGGTGCGACACCGCTCACCGAAGACCCCGCGTTCATCGGCGGCTCGATGGGCGACGTGTCCGTGATCGTTCGCGGTACGGGCGAGGACATCGGAGCGCTCGCCTCTGCCCCACACGGGGCGGGCCGTGTGATGAGCCGCACGCAGGCGGCAGGCAAGTGGATGAAGCAGCGGGTGACGCGCACCGCGCCGGACGGGACGACCTACGAAAAGAAGATCCGGGTCCGCAACAAAGCGACCGCCGCGATCGACTGGGATGCGGTACGAGCCGACCTGGACGAGCGCGGGATCGTCGTCCTCGGCGCTGGCGCGGACGAAGCGCCAGGCGTCTACAAGAGCCTCGAAGCGGTCCTATCGCACCATCCGAACATCGAAGTGCTGCACCGACTCGAACCGCTCGGTGTGGTCATGGCGGGCGAGGACGAGTTCGACCCGTACAAGGATTAGCCCGGCGCCCCTCGGCACTTGTCGTTCAAGGCCCCTCCCGTCTCCGCTTTCGCGGTAGGCGTGGACTGACGCCTCGTTCGTCAACGGGAGCAGCCGAGGAGCACCAGGCGGCGGCACGTTAGCAGAGTCGCCGCGCCGACAGTCCCTCGGCGCGTGACCACCACGACCCAAACCCGCACCCCCTTCACCCTCGAGCACTTCACCCACTGGGCCGCCGAGCTCGTCCTCGACAACGGCAACCCCTGGAACCTCGAACCATTCCAGCAAGCCTTCGCCGCCGACCTCTTCACCGGCATCCCCGAATGCTGGCTGATCGTCCCCGAAGGCAACGGCAAGACCACCCTGATCGCCGGGCTGGCGCTCTACTACTGCGCCTTCGCACCGATGCCCGCCGAAATCCCCGTCGCCGCGAGCTCCAGAGAACAGGCCGGCATCATCTACCGCCAGGCCGAAGGCTTCATCCTCCGCTCCCCCTGCCTCTACGACCTCGTCCACTCGAAGTCCCGGGAGGCGAAAGGGAAACGCAAACTCGAAGTGCCGCGGTTCGTGGCCCTCGACGGCTACCGCCGCATCAACCACTACACAGGCAGCCGCATCCAGGTGTTCGCCGCCGACGAGCGGACCGGCGACGGCGTGATCGCGCTACTCGCGATCCTCGACGAGCTCCACCGGCACAAGCACCTTGGCCTGTACCGGACCTGGGCGGGGAAACGGTCGAAGCGGGGCGGGCAGATCATCGCGATCTCGACCGCTGGCGAGCCGGGCGGCGAGTTCGAGGAGACCAGGGAGAAGATCCGGCAGTCCGCAACCGACGTTGCGAGGACCGAGACGTTCGTTCGCGCCGCCTCCGAAGACATCGTGCTGCACGAATGGGCAGTCCCCGCCGACGGCGACGTCGAAGACCTCGACCTCGTGGCGCGGGCGAACCCGCTCAGCCAGATCACCGCCGACACTCTCGCCGCCAAGCGCAGGTCGCCGACGATGACCTTGCCGCACTGGCGCCGCTTCACCTGCAACCTCCCGACCCGCGGCGAGCATGCGGCGATTCAGGAGTCGGAGTGGTTCGATGCCGCCACGACCGAGGAGATCCCGGTCGGGGTGCCGGTCTGGCTCGGCCTCGATGTCGCGTGGAAGTGGGACACGACCGCGATGGTGGCGCTGTGGGTGCCGCTCCGCCGCCGCCCCGACCTGCGCGCCGTGGTCGACGGTGAGCCAGTCTCGGAGCCGCGGCCTGCGCAGCCCGACCTTGCCGCCGAGTTCCTCGACCGGCTCAACCTGAACGAGGGCGAGTACCGCCTCTTCGGGCCCGCCACCATCCTCGAGCCGCCCCGCGACGGCCGCTCGCTGAACCCCGAAGCGATCGAGCGGGCGCTCGTCCTCATCCACCAGCGGAACCCGCTGGACACCGTCGTGATGGACACGTCGCAGGCGCAGGACATCGCCTTCTGGATCGAGTCCGAGCTCGGCGCCCGCGTTGTCGAGCGGACGCAGTCGCCGAAGTTCTTCGCCGACGACTACGAACGTTTCATGGAGGCGCTCCGCAACGGCTGGCTGCACCACCAGGGCGATGCTGGTCTGACCCGGCATGTGCTGAACGCCGTGACGCACATCATGCCGTTCGGCGACGCGCGCTTCGACCGGCCGTCGCAGACCCGCCGGGGCGGCGACCAGGACCGCCGGGTGATCGACGCGTTGACGGCGGCGTCGATGGTCAACGCTGCCGCCGCTGGTGAATTCGGCACTGGCCTCGAGCCACTCGTGGCGTGGGGTTAGGGATGGGTCTCCGCTCCCGCGTCGGCCGAGCGCTCGCCCGCTCCGACAACCCCGCCCTCGGCTTCGACGAATGGGTCAGCTACTTCAGCTACGGCGGCCTCGGCTACCCGTTCATGCCGACCCTCTCAACGATGGGCTCGAACAAGCAGGAAGAGCCCGCCCCCAGCTTCGAGGGCTACCTCCAGGCCGCCTACAAATCGAACGGGGTCGTGTTCGCTTGCATGCTCGCCCGGATGATGCTGTTCAGCGAGGCCCGGTTCCAGTTCCGGCAGCTCCGCGGAGGCCGCCCCGGCGATCTCTTCGGCAGTCCGGCACTCGCACCGCTCGAGAACCCGTGGCCGAACGGCACCACCGGCGACCTCCTCACCCGCACGATCCAGGACGCCGACATCGCCGGCAACTTCTACGCGGCGATCCGCTACGTCGACGGGCGCCAGCAGATCCGGCGGATGCGCCCCGACTGGGTCACGATCATCCTCGGCTCAGACCAGCCGCCCGACACCACCGAGGCGCAGCTCGACGCCGACGTGATCGGCTACCTCTACCACCCCGGCGGACCCCACTCGAGCTACGAGCCGCTACCGCTACTCGTGGAGGAGGTCGCGCACTTCGCGCCCATTCCCGACCCGGCCGCCCGCTTCCGCGGCATGAGCTGGCTGACCCCGATCATCCGCGAGCTGATGGGCGACCAGGCGATGACCGAGCACAAGCTGAAGTTCTTCGAGAACGGTGCCACGATCAACCAGGCCGTCACGCTCGACCCGTCGGTGAAGCAGGAGGGCTTCGACGCGTGGGTCGCGAAGTTCAAGGCGAGCCACGAGGGACTCGACAAGGCATACAAGACGCTGTTCCTCGGCGGCGGCGCCGCGATCACCTCGGTCGGTGCGGATCTCCAGCAGGCGACGTTCAAGGAGCTGCAGGCGATCGGCGAAACACGGATCGCGGCGGCGTCGGGAATGCACCCGGTGATCGTCGGCTTCTCCGAAGGGCTGCAGGGATCGAGCCTGAACACCGGCAACTTCCAGGCCGCCAGGCGGCTCACGGCCGACAAGACGCTCAGGACGCTCTGGCGGCAGGCCGCCGGCGCGTTCGCGTCGATCATCACCGTGCCATCGGGAGCGGAGCTTTACTTCGATGACCGCCACATCGCTTTCCTCCAGGACGACGTCCGTGACGCCGCCGAGTTGCAGCAGAAGCAGGCGTTCTCGATGAAGGCCCTGGTCGAGGCGGGCTACACGCCGGACTCGGTCGTCGACGCGGTCGTGGCCGGCGACATGCGCAGGCTCGTCCACTCCGGCATGTTCAGCAAGCAGCTCCAGCCGCCCGGCCTACCCGACAGCGGGGCGAGCGCGAACGGCAAGCCCGACAACGAGCCAGCCGCGTTGCCGCCCGGCCAGTAGTCGCGCCGATAGTCCCGCGACGATGACCGACACCGCTCGGCCACCCCGAGACAACCTCGTCCGCGCCCTCCCCGGCAACTGCGAGCTCCGCTCCGCCAACGGCAAACCCGCCAAGCTCGTCGGGCACCTGCTCGTCTTCAACGAGTGGGCCGAGATCGACTCGCTCTACGAGGGGCACTTCATGGAGCGAAACGCGCCCGGCTGCGCCGCGAAGACGATCCTGGAGAACCGCGACCGGATGAGGGCGCTGTTCCACCACGGGAAGGACGCGCAGATCGGCTCGAAGCCTCTGGGCCCGATCGCGGTGCTGCGCGAAGACGGCGACGGTGTCTACTACGAGGTCGACCCTCTGCTCGACACGGCCTACAACGCCGAGCTGCTGCCAGGTCTGCGCGCCGGCGTCTACGGCTCCTCTTACCGCTTCGAGGTCATGCAGGACGAGTTCGAGCTCCGGCCGAAGCGGTCAGACCACAACCCGCAAGGTCTTCCCGAAAGGACGATCACCGAAGTCCGTATCCGGGAGTTCGGGCCGACACCGTGGCCCGCCTACCTAGGCGCGACGGCGAGCGCCCGCTCCCTCACCGACGAGGTCGCGTTCCGCGGTGCCGAGCCCGAACGGCGCGCGCAACTCCTCGGTGAGACCGACCTGGAACAACGAGACGTGAAGACCCGGCTGTACGAGCGGACATCGGAGGTGGTCGGCGACACAATCTGGGCGATCCACCCGGCCGCCCTCGCGACGATCGTCCAGATCATCGGCGAACGCCGTAGCGGCTACAAGCCGAGCCCGGAGGAGATCCGCGAGCGGATCGGCGCCCGCGACGAGCAGCCGACCCCCACATCAAGCTCGGTCGCTGTCATTCCGATCGTCGGGACGATCCTGCCCCGCGCGGACTTCTTCTCCGAGGTCAGCGGCGGCGCCTCGATCGAGACCGTCCAGGCCGCGCTCCACGACGCGCTCGCCAACGACGACGTGCAGGCGATCCTGCTCAACATCGACTCGCCCGGCGGCTCCGTCGCCCTCGTCCCGGAGCTCGCGTCCGAGATCCTCGCCGCCCGCGGCTCCAAGCCGATCGTCGCAATCGCGAACACCTGGGCAGCCTCCGCCGGCTACTGGATCGCCAGCGCCGCAGACGAGCTCGTCGTGTCTCCGAGCGGCGAGGTCGGCTCGATCGGAGTCCTCACAGCCCACGACGACATCTCCGCGATGCAGGAGAAGCTCGGCGTCAAGACCACCCTGGTGTCCGCCGCGAAGTACAAGGTCGAGCGGAACCCCTTCGAGCCGCTCTCCGAAGAGGCGCAGGGTGAGATGCAGCGGACGGTTGACTCTTACTACCGCATGTTCGTCGACGCCGTCGCGAAAGGCCGCGGCGTCACCGCGAAGGAGGTTCGCGCCGACTTCGGCGAAGGCCGCATGGTCATGGCCGTAGACGCTGTCGAGCGTGGCATGGCCGACAAGGTCGCGACGTTCAACCAAACCCTTGCCCGCCTCGAGAAGCAGGCGCGCACAACCCGAACCGAGCCGGAGCCCCCAGCGGCCACCACTCACGATATGCAGGAGCCGGAGCCGCCCGCGGCCACCGCTCCCGCAGCAGCACGCACGGAGCCGGAACCATCCGTGGTCACCACTCCAGTCCCCAGACCGCGCCTTCAGGGCGCAGACAGAGAGGAGTGGAGGCTGCCATGAAAACGGCAACCGGCACCGAAGACGAAGGCGAGCGTCCCAAGACGCTCGACGAGCACAAGATCAGGCTCGGCGAGATCGAGACCCGCCAGAAGGAGCTCGACGCCGAATACGCCGGGCAGGCGTTCCCCGACGACGTCAAGGCCGAGTTCGAGAAGCTCCAGCAGGGCAAGAAGGAAGCGGAGCGAACGATCGCCGAGCTCGAGACCCGCCGGTCGTGGGTCGAGGAGTCGGCCGCCAAGGAGGACAGCACCGAGGACGGCGCGTCGTTTCTGACCGCCCGTCCCGGCGTCGTCCGCGGCGACGACATCTGGGACCTCAGCACCATCCGCGGCAGCATGGGCGGAGACCGCGATGGGATGCTCAGCGAGCTCCACGATCGCGCGAAGCGGGCGATCGATATCGCGACCTTCCCCGACGAGCGCGTCCGCAAGGAAGAGGCGCAGACGCACATCGAGCGGCTGCTCCAGCGTGACTCGGCCGACGGGGAGCTCGGCCGGCGGATCCTCGTCACGGGACGGCCCGCATACCGCAAGGCGTTCGCGAAGTGGGCGGCCGGGCAGCCGATGACGAACGAGGAACAGCGCGCGTTCTCACTCGGCACGACCGGCATCCCGATCCCGTACGTCCTCGACCCGACCGTGATCCCGGTCTCGTCGAGCGTCGTGAACCCGCTCCGGGCGATCTCGAACGTCGAGCAGATCGTCGGGTCGAACGAGTGGCGGGGCGTCACCGCCGCGGCGATCACCGCCGCGCGCGCGTCGGAGGGCACCGAGGCATCCGACAACACGCCGACCCTCGCGCAGCCGACGATCGTCTGCTCGAAGGTGCAGGCGTTCGTGCCGTTCTCGATCGAGTCGCAGCAGGACTGGTCGAGCCTCGAGGCGAACATGGGCAGGCTCTTCGCCGACGCGAAGGACGACGAGGAAGCGACCGCGTTCGCGACCGGCAACGGCACCCCGCCGAACCCGTTCGGCGTCCTCACCGGCGCCTCCGGCACCACCGCCGCAGCGACCGGCCTGACGGTCACGGCCGCGAACCTGTACTCGCTCGAAGGGGCGCTCGCCCCACGGTTCCGGCCCCGGGCGCAGTTCGTCGCGAATCGGGCGATCTACAACATCATCCGGGCACTCGACACCGCCGGCGGCGCCCAGCTGTGGCTCCGCATCGGCGAGCTCATGGCGAACCAGCCGGCCTCCGACGGAGGCCGCGGCAACACGGGGCTGCGGCTGCTCGGCTACCCCGTCAACGAACTGTCGACGATGTCCGCGACGGTCGTGAACACCACGAAGATCATGCTGATCGGTGACTTCTCGATGTTCAAGATCATCGACCGGGTCGGCATGACCGTCGAGCTCGTCCCGCAGTTGTTCGGGGCCACGTCCCGGTACCCGACGGGCCAGAGGGGCCTGTACGCGTACTGGCGCAACGGCTCGAAGGTCATCGACGCAGTCGCGTTCCGCGCGCTGACCGGCACCACGTAAACCGAACCTCGAAGGGGGCGGGCCAGCGAGCCCGCCCCCACCTCGCGCAACAGGGAAGGACCAGATGCCCAAGAAGAAGATCGAGTACTACGAGGCGACCGAGGCGTTCGGCACCATGCTCGACGGCGAGCAGATCACCGTCCACGCCGGCGAGCTCGTCCCGGCGGGGCATCCGCTGCTGAAGCGTCGGATGGATCACTTCAAGCCGGTGTCGTCGTTCGGCCGCTTCGACGTGCCAGTCGCGGCGGAGGAGCCTGAGGTGGAGCAGGCCACGAGCGAACCTGGCGAGAAGCGCGGCGGCAAGTGATCGCCGCCGGTCAGCTGACCCTGACGTGGGTGGACGCGCTGGTCGTCGTGTGCATCGCGTTCGTCGTGTCCCTGGTGGCGCGGCGGCTGTGACCGCGGGGGCTCAGGGGGCTCGCGCCGTCCTCGGCGGTGTCGCCACCGTCCACTGCGTCCATGACCGGCAGAAGCGGCAGGTCGTGACGGAGGCGCAGGTCGCACGGCTGGCGCTGGTCGCTGGCATCGTCTACGACCCCAAGCAGCACCGGATCCACCGCTGCGCCTGCTGCGCCAACCTCTTCGTCGACCCGTCCGACGAGCCCCGCTACTGCAGCTTCTGCACGGTGAAGCCGCTCGCGCACCCTCTCGGCGGGCCGCTCGCCGCACCGCTCGGAGAAGTCGATGCGTGAGCCGATAGTCGGAGGGGACGATGGCTAAAGACCAGATCCTGTACGTCTGCAAGACCCCGACCTGCGCGCTCGGCACGCACGCGCAGCTCGGCAGGTTCACGAGCGGCCTCCACGCCCTGACGCGGCACCTCCGCACTGGGGAGCCGCTCGAGTCGCTCGTCGAGGGTGAGCATTACGGGGAAGGCTTCTGCCCCGAGTGCATGCAGCCCGGCGAGAAGTTCGACCCGGCGAAAGCGAAGGCCGCAGCGAGCGCCGACGCGAAAGCTCAGCACGCCTTGCACCTGAAGGCGATCGAGGAGGGGGCGGGGTAAATGGCGCAGATCATGCCCGACGAGGGCTTGGACATCGTCCTCGGCCAGTTCCCGTTCAACACCGCGAAGTACACGTCGCCGCTCAACTGCGGCCTGTTCAAGTCGCAGACGAACACGACCGTCATCACGCACGCGCAGACGCTGTCGAGCATCACCGCCACGACCTACACGAGCTACGCGGTGCAGACGCTGGCAGCCGCCACCTGGGGCGCCGCGGCGGAGCGGCCGACGAACCTCGGCCGGCAACAGACGTATCCGCAGCTGACTTTCCCGACGTGCGGCGCGACCGGCGACACGATCAACGGCGCGTACATCATGGACAACGCGTCCGCGAAGGCGATCGGCCAGAACAACTTCGACGACGGCCTCGCCGTGGTTCTCGCGCTCAACGACGTCCTCAAGTACACGCCCACCATCGCGTACCTCCACTAGGGGTCAGATGGCTGGCGAGAGTCTGCGGGCCCTGATGCCAGAAGGGTCGGGGACGCACATCTACTACGTGGACTCGCTCAACGGGTCCGACGGCAACGCGGGGTCGCTCGCAGCTCCTTTCCAGTCGATCACGAAGGCGATCTCTGTGTTGGTCGCCGGGGATTTCGTCTATCTCCGTTCGCACCAGGGTCAGGTCTACCGTCCCGCCCCCGGCAAGCTCGTGATCGGCGCTGGCACGTCGAGCCTGACCTTCACCGAGGTCGCCAGCCCGTCCGGGCCGGTGACGCGGATCCGTCTGCGCCAGTCAGGAGCGGGCGTCACCGTCACCGTCTACGGCAATGACATCGACATCGCTTTTGCGGCTGGGCAAACGGCGAATCAGGTCAAGACCGCGTTCGACGCCGTCGGCGCGGCCACCGCTCTCTGCTCCTGCGCGTCGGGCGGCGCGGGCGCGGTTTCGGCCGTGGCCTGGATCGGGGCCGACACGGGTGCGATGAAAGACCCCTACGCCACGAGCCCCAACGTGCTCATCTACGGCGTCCATTCCCACGCGATCTACGTCGGCGGCAGCCTGGGAGGCACCCCGCCGTCGACTTGCAACCCGATCACCATCGAGACCTATCCGGTCGACCTCGCCAACGGTTTCAGCAGAGCGATCATTTCGCCGCGCGCCGGAATGTCCAGCCCGACACCCAAGAACGAAACCGGCTCGGACGGTGTCACCGCCGCGACCCTGTTGGGCACGAACGTCCCCGGCGGCACCGGGCAGATCACATTGGTCAAGGCGAGCCACTGGCCTAGCCAGGGCACCTTCACGCTCGCCGGGATCACCGGGCTGATCCACTACACCGGTCGCACCGGCGACACGCTCACCGGCCTCCACGACGGCGGAACCGCGATCTCCGGGACCGTCTCGGCGAGCGGCCTCGCCACCCACAGCGGACGGCTGAGCGACGTCTACTGCATGCTGCACCAGAAGGGCGATCTCACCTACCCGGACGCGTCTCGCGTCAGAAACGTAATCATCACAGGCCAGACCGGCAACCGCGGCACCGCGATGTGGTTCGGCGGCAACGGCACAACCGACGGCACAACGTATTGCGAGTACTACGGGGTCGAGGCGTACGGCAACTACTACCAGGCTTTCAGTTGCGACAACGCGAGCGCCAACAACTACCTGATCAACTGCTACTCGCACGACAACGGGACGGGGCAGGCCAGCTCTCCGTCCAACCTCCTGACCGCACCCGACTCGCAGCAGCACGGCTCTTACATGGAGGGCAACAACCATCTGATCCTGAACTGCGTTATCCGGGACAACCCTTGGGGCTGCGGATTTCAGCAGCGCGTGGCGGGCTCCGGGACGATAGTCGCGCACTGCACGATCGTTCGCAACGGCTGGGGCACCGGATCAACGATCGGGGACGGGATCATCCTCGACTCGATCACCAACATAACGATCAAAAACTGCGTCATCTACGACCAGTGGCGCTACTCGATGCACGAGAACACGCTGCTCCCAGCGAACGCGGTCACCGAGGACCACAACATCCTCTCCCAGCTCGGCGCGCTCGGCGTGAACAACAACTACTACGCCGACAACACCGGTACCGGGCAGAGCACACCGTTCGCGGCTTGGGACGAGAGCGGCGGCGGCGTGACGCGACTCACCAGCGACCCGGGCTTCGCGAACTACGCGAGCCGCGACCTGCACCCGGTCCCGCGCAGCGCGATCGATCTACAGTCGGTCGACACACGCTACTCGCCCGCCGAGGACTTCGACGGCGACACCAGGACCAGGTACACCGCGGGCGCATTCGAGGTCGCGCAACTCGACCGGCCCGACTACGCCGCGTTCCCGAAAGCGCTACCTGGGAGGCTCTGATGCTCAACCTCGTCGCGACAACCGACAAGCTCCAAGTCATCACCGGCCAGGCAGGCACCGTCGACGTTCACACCTCGTTCGTCGATCTCCCTGCCGGTGCGAGCCCGGTGCCGGTGCCGGGGAAACAGAACACCGCCGCGATCGCAACGGCGACGACAACCGACGTCGTGGCGGCCCCCGCAGCCTCCACGTTCAGGAACGTCAAGACCCTCCACGTCTGCAACACCCACGCGACCGTCACGAACGACATCACCGTCCAGTACAACCAGAACGCCACCCTAATCCAGCTTTACAAGGTAACGCTCGCCCCCGGCGACGCGCTCGAGTACATCGAGGGCGTCGGCTTCTTCGTCTCCCGCGCCGCCACTAAGCTCGACGCGAAGCTCCGTGCCGGTGCCGACGTCATCAACGCGACGACTTCGTTCGCTGACATCACCGGCCTCACCTGCCCCGTCGTGTCGGGGAAGCACTACTGTTTCGAGGCGCACCTCTACCACATCGAGAACGCGTCCACGACCGGCGCGCAGTTCGCCATCGGCGGGGTCGCGATGACCGCCATGCGGCTCCAAGAAATGGGCGCTTTCGCGGGGTCTATCACGGCCCAGACGATGCAGGGCAACCTCGCGGACGTGACAGCGATCAACACGGCGGCCCTCGTCGCCACGTCCTCGGCAGCAACGCCGCAAGTGGTGCTCGCGATCCTCTCGGGCTGGTTCAACCCGTCCGCGACCGGCACGTTTGCCGTGCGATGCGCGTCAGAGGTAGCCGTCGCGGCAGGGATTACGGTCAAGCAGGGATCGTGGGCGAGAGTCTGGGAAACGGATAACTAGACCGTGCTCGGGACGTTCGATTCCGAGCTCCACCCTGAAGCCTGGTACGACGATGTCATTGTCCCGGTCGGCTGGTTCGACCCCGAGCTCATTGATCTCACAGCAGCAGGGACGACCTATCAGAAGACGGGCGCGATCATCGCGGGTGCGCTTCTCGCCGGCGCCGACGTTGCCACACACGCCGAGACAGGTGCGGTCACGACGGCCGGGAGCACATCCGGTGCGGACGCGGCGACGCTCAACCGGGCCGGATCCGTAACCACATCCGGCCTGGTGTCGGGTGCGGACGCCGCTACGCTCGGCCGCGCCGGCTCGGTCACAACCGGCGGGTACATGAGCGGCGCGGATGTCTACACCTCCACCGAGGCGGGCAGCGTCACCACCGGCGGGCTCCTAGCGGGGCCGTCGCAGAAGATCCCCGGCGGCAAGACCGGCGCGATCACCGCCGGCGGCTCGGTGTCCGGGGCCGATGTCGCGGAGCACACCGAAACCGCCGCCCTGATCGCAGGCACGTTCGGCAGCGGCGCCGACGTCGCGGAGCACGCCGAAGCCGGGAGCCTGACCGCGAGCGGCCTCGCCTCCGGCGCCGACGCGGCCACCCTCAACCGGACGGGCAGCCTGACTCCCGCGGGACTCGTCTCCGGTGCGGACGCGCGCACCGCCGCAGAGACCGGAACTGTCTCGGCCGCCGGCAGCGTGTCGGGGGCCGACGCGACCGAACACAGCGAAACCGGGACAGTCCAGGCCAGCGGCCTCTCGGGCGGAGCCGACGCGGCCGAGCACACTGAGTCGGGCGCCATCGCCGCCGGCGCTCTCGCTAGCGGCGCCGACACGTACATCAGCACCGAGACTGGAGCGATCACCGCGGGCGGGCTCCTCGCCGGGGCGGATGCGCGCACGGCGGCCGAGTCCGGCACCATCAGTACGCAGGGACTTCTCAGCGGCGTCGCGAACAAGGCGGGCACGCAGTCGAAGACCGGGTCGATCACCGCAGGCGGCTTCGTCGCGGGCGCGGACGCCGCAGCGCTCGGAAGGTCGGGCGCCGTCACCGCCGGCGGGCTCCTGTCGGGCGGCAGGATCCGCGAACGCGCCAAGACCGGCGCTGTCACGGCGGGCGCACTGCTCTCCGGCGCCGACGCCTACACGAGCGCGGAGACCGGCACGGTCGCCGCCGGCACCCTGCTGTCGGGCAGCCGCGCCAAGGTCTCGACGAAGTCGGGGGCGGTCACCACGTACGGGTACTTCAGCGGTGCCAGTCTGCGTGTCGGCGCCGCGGGCCTCCCCGGCGATGTGGAGCTCGCGGACCGGGCGACCGCGACGGTCACCTTCACGAGCAGTCCCGCTGCGGTCACCGTGACCGAGAACCAGGCAGGCTCCGTCACCGTCGCTTAGAGAGCCGATAGTCCACGGTCGTGGCGCTCCCGCATCACGACATCGGCGACCTCATCCCGGTCAGCGCCACCTTCAAGAACGCCGCCGGCACGGCGACCGACCCGACCACGATCACCTTCAAGCTCCAAAGCCCCGCCGCCGTGGTCACCAGCTACGTGTACCCGACCGACGCGCAACTCGTCCGCGACAGCGCCGGCGTCTACCACGTCGACGTTCCCCTAGCGGCTGCCGGCGTCTGGTACTACCGCTTCGAGGGCACAGGCGCAGTCGCCGCAACCGAGGACGGCGTCCTCATCGCCGACCCGTCACCGTTCTACGCCACAGGCCTCTCCACCCGCGCCCTCTGCACACTCGAGGACGCGAAGCTGTACGCGAAGGTCGCCCTCAACCAGACCGACGCCGACAGCGAGCTCATCAACCTCATCAACGCGGCGTCCGACGCGATCCTCGACCTGGCCGACCGCGAGTTCAAGGTCGACGGCACGAACCCGCAGACGAGGAAGTTCGACTTCCCCGAGGCGCTCACGCCGCTGCGGCGCGCGCACCTGCTGACGCTCGGCGACCTCACCACCCGCACCTCCGTCACGATCAAGAACCGCATCGACGGCACCACCGTCCAGTCGATGCTCACCGCCGACATCGACGACCTCCCGCGCGTCCGCCGCTCCTGGCAGCCGATCACGTCGCTGCGGCTGCGCAACCTCTCCTACTCGGACGACTACTACGCCGAGGTCGTCGGCAACTGGGGCTTCCCACTGGTGCCACCGAAGATCCGGCAGGCGTGCAAGGTCACGGTGGCGACGTGGTTCGACCGGGACATCCGCACGTTCAGCGAGACGTTCTCGATCGAGGAAGGCCGGATCGAGCTGCCGCGGGAGCTGCCCCGGCAGGTGTACGACACGGTGATCGGCTACCGAACCCGGGCGCTCGTGGCCTGATGCCGCCGCTGTCCGTGAAGGTCGAGGTCTCGCCGAAGCTGCTCGGCCTCGCGAATGAGCTGCAGAAGCGGACGCCCCGGCTGTACGCGGAGGCGGCGAAGGGGATGCGCGATGAGGTCGCCCGGAAAGCGCCGGGCGGTCCTGCCGGGAAGATCGGCCGGTCGTTCCGTGCGGTCGGGCCATTGGTCGTTTCGTCGAGTCCTGCCGCCCATGCGCTCGAGGGGGGCGCGTACATCAAGGCCAAGAACAACCGTCGGACGACGGGTGGCCGCCGCGGCGTGATCCGGTTCCAGGGGGATGACGGGCCCGTGTACCGCATGGGGGTGAAGATCCCGGCGAAGCACTACGTGCGGAAGGCGCTGGTGCGTCGCAAGTCGATCATCGACAAGGCCGTCCGGAAGGTGTACGGGGACCTGCTCGGATGAGCTACGACCCGGCCTCCACCCTCGACATCCTCGTCCCGGCAGTCGCGGCCGCGTTCGCCGCCAAGGTGCTCTCCGCCGGCGTGGCGGCCGTCGACCCGATCGAGGGGACCCGCGTGCCGAGGCAACTGCCCGCAGCCCAGCTCGTGCAGACGCAGATCACCGGAAGCCACGAGGACGAGACGGGCCCGATCGGCCTGACCGAATGGCGGATCAGCTGGCGCGTCGACCTCTACTTCCAGCTGAAGGACTACGAGGCCGCCTACGCCGAGCTCGGGGCGGTCGTGCCACGGATCCTTCATCTGCCGGTGCAGGAGCGTGCGGGTGACGGGGAGATCCTCCCGGACGCGGCCGGGAGCGGAACCTGCGACTGGTGGGTGATCGTCGATGCGGGCGACGACCCGAACCCCGGCGATGACCGGGAGTTGCTCGTGAAGAAGCTGGTGTTGCAGGCTGTGCTGACGACGCGGCCGTAAATCCGTTCTTGCACACGCCACTCGAACCTGCTACGTTCCCGCGCGTCCGTCGGAGGGTCGCCCCCGATGATGGACACGCAGTGACCGACTCGAAGGCCCGCGAGTACACCACTCAACGGATGTAGAGAAGGTGCTGGGAAGCTGGACGACAAGGGTTCAGCTCGGAGCCGTGTAGCAAGCGGTCGCCGAGGAACCTCGCGCCCCGGTAAGAGGGGGGAAGGCAGCCAGCGACGGGACCTCAAGCCCCCGACACCCAGGCAGGACGCAGAGCTCATGCTAAAAGCCATGGTGAGCGTCCTTGAGGGTAGGCAACCCCTCCTGCGCCCCTTCGGGGGTGAGTCTCTGAAACACGGAGGCTGACCCCCGAAGTCGGCTCGCCTCGCGCGCGGCGTCCCCCGCCGATAGTCCCCGCCTGAATGGCGAAGCCGAAGACAGCCGCGTACGTGCTGCCCAAGGACGCATCCACGTCGGCCGAGCCGCAGCACTTTGGCGCCGCGTTTCCCGGTCTCCACACGCCTGGCGTGGGCAACGCTGTCGACGCTATCGGCGACGAGTCCTTCGGCGAGAGCGAGGCCGACGAGCGGATCAAAGCGCTCAGCCTGCCGCTCGAGAAGACCGGGGCGGCCCACCCTGCGGAGGGTGACGAGTAATGGCGACGCTGTCTTCGTGCATCCAGCTCGCGCTCGAGGAATCCCCGCGCTACGAAGGCGCGGCCGCGACGACGCCTTACCGGGTCGGCACCGACGTCGGCTACCTCCCGATCACCTCCTGCGCGCTCAGCCCGGGCCCGTCATGGATCGACCGGTCGGACGAGATCCGCGCGATCGAAGGCGGAGTCGCGCAGCTGATCGAAACCTACGACGTCGCCGGCAACATCGCGATCCGCAACTACCTCAACGCCCTCCCCTGGCTCTTGGTCTGCTCCGGTTTCACCGCGACACTCACCGCCGGCGGCGCGACCGTCGGCGACCCGGACACCACCACGGCGACCGGCGTGAACGCGCTGAACTCGACAACGCTCAACGTCGGCGACACCTCCCTGTTCCCCGCCTCCGGCAACGCGCTCCTCGGAGGCGTCTCGTTCACCTACACGGGCAAGACGTCCACGTCGTTCACCGGCTGCGGCAACCATGCCGCCACCACCGGTGGCGAGCTGATCAGCGGCAACATCCCGACCGGCGTGTCGAAGTGGGTGTTCACGAAACGTTCGGGCGTCGCGGCACGCACGATGCAGGTCCTCCAGAACTTCGTCGACGCGCAGACCGCCGCGAACAGCCTGTTCGTGAAAGCGCAAGGCGTCGGCGTCAGCGGCCTCTCCCTCACCTCGACCGGAGAAGTGTCCGCGGATCTGATGGGCCTCGTGTACCTGACGCAGTCCGACCCGAACCTGACCCCGGCGTATGACACGCAGGCGATCCCGTTTGGCCGCCGCGGCGACATGACGTTGACTTGGCTCGCCGGCTCCGCGATTTTCGACGACTTCTCGTTGGCGATCGCGAACAGCTTGATCAAGCACAGGTCGATGGGCGTCGCCTCGTATTTCCCGGATACGATGTCGCAGGGCGACGACCGGGTCAGGATCACCGGGTCGGCGCCGAAGTACAACACGGCCGCAGCCGACATCGCCGCTGAGCTTGCCGGGACAACGTTCGCGGCTAAGGCCCGCTGGAAGCTCCCGAAGGTCGTCGGCGCCACGACGTACCCGTACTCGATGTGGTTCGAGATGCCGTCGTGTCAGTACACGGGTGGTGGCCCGGATGCGGTCACGAACGCCCGCCGCCGCGGCTCCTCCTTTGATTTCTGGGCGGCGTGGGACGAGACGGCCGGGTACGACTGCCGCATCACCATCGCGAACGCGCTCACGTCGATGGGCGCCCCGTTCAACTCCACGAACGTCGGGCTCTGATGCTGATCTCGACTTTGCCCGGCTTCGAGCTCACGACCGATGGGCGCATCGTCTACACCGGTCCGCGCTTCGACAACTGCGCGGCAGGCGCCTATCCGGTCATCGTTCCGTTCCAGTTCGTGGACAACGCTGCGGCGGTTCCTCAGCCGAAGTTCCCGTCTCCCGCGAACAACGCCGTAGCGCAGGGCTGGTAGTCCGGTGGCCGAGGTCGCTGAGCGGCAGGAGCGAGCGCACTACCCGGACGTCGAGGTTCACGTCGAGACGCACGAGCAGCCGCAGACCGACGGAGAAGCCGACTTCCCGCGCAGAATCTTCGTGGACGGTCAACTCTGGCCTGTCCTCGGGTTCACCTACGAGATCACGAACGAGCGACACGGCGCGGTAATCACCCTGAAGGTCCGCGGCAAAGTTCGGATCGTCGAGGACGAGTAGCGCCGTGTCTCGGTGGGTGAAGCGGCGCCTGGCCCGCTGGCTCGCGCCAGAGATCCGCGCCGAACTCATCCGCGAGGCCGGAGTCATGGGTCTCGGCTCGCAGATCTACTACGCGTCCTCCGGCTTCCCCGGCGCCATCACCTTCAGCGGCGGTGGCGGTGGCATCGGCGGGTTGAAGAACGATGGCTGATCCGGTCACCCTCAACTTCAAGGAACGCCGCCGCCCCCTCATCATCCTCCAGCTCGACGAGGGCGACTTCGAGATCGACCCGAACCTCGAAGTCGAGGACATCGGCGAGGGAGCGGTAGCCGAGGAGGCCGTCAACCGGGCGTTCGCCGCGCTCGCACAGATGGACATTCGAGACAAGCAGTCGATCAAAGCCGCCCGCTCCGACGCCAAAGCCGCCGCCGCGATCGCCGGAGACTTCATCCACTACCTGATCAAGCAGCGGCAGCCGAAAGCGAAGAAGCCACGCCTCGGCGGCCACGAGATCCTCGAGATCTTCCAGGTCGTCTCCGGCAACAAGGACGGCTTCAGCGGCGAGGTCATTGAGGCGCTGACGACGCTGCTGGCGAACACCGAGGCCGAGCTCGCCGCCGCCGCAGCCGCGCACACGACGGAGGGCGAGGATGAGCAGGAGGGTGAGCAGGGCGACCCTTTAGCCTCGAAGAAGCCCTCACGCAAACGATCCTCGCGCTCGGCCGGCGACACCAGTGGGGGCCGTTCTACTGGCAAGGGCTCCCGTGGCGCGTCTTCAAAGCGTACGTCGCCGCAGCCCGAACCAGCGACGGTGTAACGGTGCCCGGCGAGTCCGGGCCGGAGCCGTTGACCGCCTTCGGCCCTGACGGGTCGCCGTTCGCGATTCGGCATGGGGAGCCGCCGCCGCGCGGCTTGTTGAACCTGTTGCGGAACGCGCAGGGCGGCATCGGCGGGGACATGTGATGTCGGCTCCCGAGCGCGTCTACATCAAGATGGGCGGGGACGAGCGGGACCTCGTCCGGGCCGCGAAGAAATCGGATGAGGCGCTCGCGCAGATGGTCACGCGGGCCGAGCAAGTCACGAAGACCACCGTCGAGGGCGCCGCCCGGGAGAGGCAAGCACGGGAGCAGCTGCTGCACGGGTATCGGGCGCAGGCGCAGGCGGCGGAGCGCGGGTCAGCGCAACAGGCGGCCGCGTTGCAGCTTGTGCAGCGGGAGGAGCGGAAACTCGGGGTCGAGACGGCGGAGAACACCCGCCGGATGAACCTGTTCGGCCATTCGATCGACAGGTCCGCGCGTGGCGCGATCGCCGGGTCGGGCGCGTTCCGAAGCATGGGCCGGTCGCTGGTGTTCGCGTCGACGGCGTTCCTCGGGGCGGCCGGGTTCACCACCGTCATTCGCCAGTCGATCACCGCCGCCTCGGATCTGCACGAGCAGGTCAACAAGTCGAACGTCGTGTTCCGCGACAACGCCGGCGTGATCCGTGCCTGGGCGAAAACCACGGCGACCAGCCTCGGCCTCGCAGACGCGGAAGCGATCAAGTTCGCCGGCACGTTCGGGAACATGCTGATCCCGATGGGCATCGCGCCCAGGCGGGCGGCGACGATGAGCGTCGCGCTCGTGAAGCTGGCGGCGGACATGGCGTCGTTCAACAACATCCCCGTCGACGTCGCGCTCGAGAAGATCCAGTCCGGCCTAGCCGGGATGCCGAGGCCGTTGCGTGAGGTTGGCGTGTTCCTCGACCAGACCCGCATCAAGGCGGAGGCCCTGACGTCCGGCCTGGTGAAGGGGAACGTGGATCTCGGGAAGGTCCGGGACGCTGAGACACAGGTGGCTATCGCGACGGCGAACCTGGCCGAGGCGCAGAAGAAGTACGGGGAAGGGTCGACGCAGGTCGCGTCGGCGACGGTCACCTTGCACAAGGCTCAGGGCGCTCTAAAGGACGCAGTCGGCGGAACGATCCCGCCGCTCACGACCGCCCAGAAGACGATGGCGGCCTACCAGATCATCATGAAAGACACCGCCATCCAGCACGGCGACTTCGCCCGCACCAGCGACGGGCTCGCGAACCGGCTGCGGATCTTGCACGCGCAGGTGCAGGAGCTCGAGGCGTCGTTGGGTGAGGCGCTGATGCCGACCGTGCTGGAGGTCATCGGTGGCATGACCGACTGGCTCGGCCAGACCGAGAACCAGGAGCGCGTCACGAAGGATCTGCATTTGGCGGTCGATGCGGTCACTACGACGCTTGACGGTCTTGTCGGCGTCGTCAGGACAGTCGACAAGGTCACGGGCGGGTTCAAGCAGACGATGGAGCTGCTGATCGGCTTGTCGGTCGCGTCGAAGCTCTTGAAGTGGGCCGCCGCGTTTGACGTGCTCGGCGCGTCCGCTGGGGGCGGCGTCGGCGCTACAGGGAAGGTGACGCGACTCCACGGTGCGTTGCGTGGTCTCGCCGCGATGGGGGCGGTCACGATTCTGATCGAAGTGCTGCTGAACAAGAAGGCGATCGACAACATCGGCAACCAGCTCGACGGGATCCTCAACGACGCGTTCAGCCACATCCCCGGCTTCAAGGGGTCGTGGCTGCACGGGAAGCTCACCGACACCGGAGTGTTCGGCAACACCGGCACCGCCGCGCAGCGTCCCGGTGCCGGTGCGCAGTCGGCTCAGCAGGGAATGCCCGCCCAGAAGGCCAGCCGGGCGCAGCAGAGCCTGGTCGCGACCGCAGAGAAGGTCGGTGTCGGCTCCGGCATCACCTACGTCTGGGGCGGCGCTAGCCCGCAGAGCGGCTTCGACTGCAGCGGCTACCTCCAGTGGGTGTACGCGCAGCACGGCATCAAGATCCCGCACAACACCGTCGCCCAGTTCAACGACCCGAACGCGATCATCGTCCCGTCCGGCCAGGAGCAGCCCGGCGACGGCGTCTACTTCGAAACCAGCGGCCCCGGCGCGCGGCCGCAGCATGTCGGCTTCTACCTCGGCGGCGGCCGCTTCATCGAATACTTCTCAAAGGGGAAGCCGGCGAAGTACAACACGATCGCGGCGAAGGGCGGCTACATGGGTGCGCGCCGCTGGCTCAAAGTCCAGGCCACCACCGGCGGCGGAGACACGGGCGGAACGGGAGCCGGGGCCGGCGCCGGCGCAGGGACGGGTCTGCACGTCGGTGCAACGCCCAAGAAGGCCACCGGGGTCGCTCTCGTGCCTCTGGCTCTAACCGAGGGCCTGGAGCGCGCCAAGCTCACGAGAACGCTCGACGACGACCTCGCCGCCCTCGAGAAGATCAACACGTACCTAACCAAGCGGGTCAAGGGCGAAAAGGACCGCAAGAAGCGGATCGAGCTGCTGAAGGAACTCGTGTCCGTTCGCGGCCAGATCGCCGGGCTGCACAAGCGGATCAAGCCTGCACCGACAGCGGCGGCGGTCGGGGACGAGCTGAGCCAACTCACCGGCTACATCTCGGGGCTGCCCGATGATCTCCGCGCCGACCTCGCCCCGAAACTCGCCGCGGTCGGGAAGCTATTCGAGAAGATGGTCACGGCCGAGAACCGCCGGAACGTGATGAAGGAGCTCGGCAAGCTCAAGACCGAGGTCATCAAGCAGCTGCAGACCTTCGAGGACGCGGCGTGGGCGTCGATTCGCGACACGATCCTGAAAGCCTATGACGAGCAGGTCGTCAACCGGGTCGCGAACAACCGGGCGTTCATCTCGACGCAGCTGACGCAGGCGCAGGCCGCGAAGAAGGCAGACCGCGCCCGCGGGCAGATCGCCACCGCCGGCGCTGCGGGTCTCACCCCGGCGATGCAGACGATCAAGGAGAAGGGCGATGCCGTCCTGGACGCGTGGGAGAACGTGTTCGCCGCCACGGCCGGGTCGGTTGCAAGCAACACCGATGAGATGCAGCGGGCGGCCGGAAAGCTCGCGGAGGCACAAAACCAGTTCGAGGGGATCAGCGGTGACCTGACCGACGCCGAACAGGCGTACCTCGCCGCCTACCAAGCGCTGATCGAGGCGAAGCAGACGCTCGGCGAGGGGATCCTCGACAAGTGGCAGAAGACCACCGAGCAGCAGGCGCAGCTGAAGCGGAAGAGCGTCGAGAAGCAGCTCACCAAGGTGTACGCCGATCTGCGAGCCGGGAAGATCACGGTCACGCAGGCGCAGCAGCAGCTGTCCGACATCCTCGCGTCGGTCGGGCTGACCCTGGCGGACCTCGGCGACGCCCTCGACAACACGGACCTGCAAAACGCGCTGGCGGACTTGACGTCGGCGATCCAGTCGTTGACGCAGCTGCTCGGCGGCGGCGGCGGCCCGTCGGGGCCGGATCCGCGGGCGACTCCGGCACCCGGCCGTCCGGGCGGTGTCCAGGCCCCGGAGGTTTACCCGTCGCAGCTCGTTGGCGGCGGCGGCGCGCAAGTTGCGCCGATCATCGTGAACGTGTACGCGTCGGCTGGTGAGGTGCGCATGGATGGCGCCCCGGTCGGTGTCATCACGGCACCGACGGTCGTGACTGAGATCGCGAAGCTCGGCTCGGTCAACGGCGGGACCGTGCCCGGCTGGCGCGGTGTGGTGACCCCGTGACCGGACTAACTCTTGCGGAGCACGATCAGCGGATACGCGGCGATCTGGACGGTCACGGCGGGCAGCCGCTCCTCGAGCGTTGTCACGGCGCGGAGCACGGGGGCGAGCGCCCGCTCGGGGATCTTGCCGCTCTGGTCATGCCTGAGCACCGCGAACGGCAGAACCGTGACGGCGGCGACGCCGGCGAAGCGGCGCCACCAGCGGAGCGGGTGCGAGTAGACATACAGGCTCGGGGGTGGCTGGCCGCGCAGCCGGCGTTTGACCGGCCGCAGCAGCGCCCGGAGCGGCGCGAGCGGATCGTGCGTGTAGACGATCAGCACTGGCGCGCCCGGGCGTGTGACTCGGAGCATTTCCCGGACGGCCCGGTCCTGGCCGGCGGCGCCGACGTGGTAGAGGACGTGCGAGGACACGGCGGCGTCGAAGTGGTCGTCAGGGAACGGCAGCTCGAGCAGGCTGGCCTGCACGTACTCGCCACGGGCGCCGAGACGTGCTTGGGCGCCTTCCAATGCGCGGGCGGAGATGTCGACACAAACGTGCCGGTCGAACCGCTGCCCGTACTCGACGTATTCGGGCAGCTGCACCGGACCGGAGCCGGCGTCGAGCAGCCGCTTCCCCGAGGCGGGGAGATGGGCGAGGAGCCTGCGGCGGGTCAGCGTGCCGTACGCGCGGGCGGCAGGTCGGGGGTCGGTGAAGAGCCGCTCGTCGACGGTGCGGCCGTCGGCGTCGACGGCCCAGCCTTCCTGGTCGTAGAAGTCGCGGATCGAGTCCTCAACCGTCACCGGATCGGAGTCTAGTGGCAACGAAATTCTTTTTGACGGATGCGGCGCCGTCGACGCTGACGCTCGGCACGGGGACACGCGCCTGCGACATCGCGGCCGGGTCGGCGCAGGTGAACTCGGACGCGACCGCCACCGCTCTCGGTCCGACCACGCTCAACGTCAAGAAGGGCGGCCAGCAGCTGCTCTGGACGTCGAAGCCGGTGAACGCGTTCACGATCAACGGGACGCTCACATTGAACATCTGGATGCTCGAGTCGAACTTGGCAGCGAACGCGGGCGCGCGGGTGTCGGTCGACATTTTCAACCAGGCCGGCGTCTTTCTTAGCAACGTGATCGGCTCGTCGAAGGGAACCGAGCTCCCGACGACGGTGGCGGCGCAGAACTGGACGCAGGTGCCGTCCGGCGGCGGCGGGATCGCCGTCCCGCAGGGCGCGATCATCGTCATCTCATTGGCCTTCGCCGACGCGGGCGGCACAATGGCCGCCGGCAACACGGTCACCGGCTCCTACAGCGGCCCCACCGGCGGCGCGAACGGCGACTCGTACGTGACGTTCGTGGAGAACATCACCTTCGTCTCGAGCGGGGCACCTGCGAACACGACGCCGCCATCGATCACCGGCACCCCCCAGGTCGGCAGCCTGCTCGTCGCGAACAACGGCGCCTGGACGGGCGACCCCACTTTCGCCTACCAGTGGAACAACAACGGTACTCCGATCAGCGGGGCGATCGCGTCGACGTACACGCCGGTCACGAACGACCTGGCCGACAACCTCACGGTCACCGTCACGGGCACGAACGCGAGCGGCTCCGCGGCGGCAACCTCGGCGGCGGTAGGCCCGGTCACGGCCGCCTCCACCGGCAACACGGTGGCGCCCGTGGTGTCCGGTTCGGTCACGGTCGGCGGTGTCCTCAGCTGCACGACAGGCACCTGGTCGCCGACCCCGTCGAGCTTCGCCTACCAGTGGCAGACCTCCGCGGACGGGGCGACGAATTGGACGAACATCGCCGGGGCGGCCGTCAACACGTACACGGTGCAAGCCGGGAACGTGGGCCTGTACATCCGCTGCGCGGTGACGGCCAGCTAGCCGGATGGCCGCGTCGGGAACCTCAAGGGCGATCCTGTCCGCCCCAGCGAACTATGGCCGCTGGGGCTATCGGCGTGTGGACGCCGAAATGAGCCTCGGGCTCTGCACGGTCGGGGATCGCGTTCAAGTCTTGCGCCACGTAGGCGACGATTCCCTCGTAGGTCTTGCCGTCGATCTCGAAGCGGACGGGTTGGCCCTCATGCATCGCGGAGTAGCTTAGCCGATGGCTAACGCGCTCTCACTCGGGTTCTCAACGCACGTCCTGAAGTACGGGGCCAGCGCCGGCAGCTACGTTCAGCGGCTTGCCGCAACCGGCGTCGACACAATCCGCGACGACCTTTCCTGGTCGACGTTGCAGCCGGGCGGACGCGGCTCCGCCTTGGTCACCGGCCCGGTCAACACCCTCTGCGGCCTGTGCCGCACCAACAACCTGAAGCTGATCCCGATCGTCGGCTACTCCCCCGCCTGGGCGAACGGCGGCCGCGACGACAAGACCGGCCCGGTCCTCGCCGCGGACTTCGGCGACTACGTGGCGACGCTCGTCACGTTCCTGCAGGCGAACTGGTCGGACGTTGTGATCGCGATCGAATACTGGAACGAGCCCGACATCGGCTTCCTCAAGAACCCGGCCACCGGCGCGCAGGGCGACGCCGCCTACTACGCCTCCCTCGCCGCGGACGCGTACGGCAAGAAGCCGGGCGGCACGACGATCAAATACTGGGGCGGCGCCTCCTCCGGGGCGGCCCCCGACTGGGCCTGGAACGTCATCACGGCGATGGGCGGTGTCGGCAGCCTCGACTTCGACGAGTGGTCGTTCCACGCCTACCCGGCCTACAACCGCGCGCTTGGCACCCCGACGAAAACGGCGGAGCAGATGCTCGACACCACGGTCGCGTCCGCCTGGTCGGAGGCGTTTTGGCGGCCGCAAACCCACGGCACCTTGCTCGACGTCCTCAACCACTTCGGCTACGGCGGGCAGATCCACAACACCGAAGCCGGTGTGCCGACATTGCCTCCATCGGGCGCCGATGTCGTCGACTGCCACCCGGAAGCGCAGCAGCGGCGGTGGCTCGAGCTGCTGTGGCCGATATGGACCGCCCAGCCGCGCACGGGCCTTTTCATGATCTACACGGGCCAGGACGACGACACGAACACCAGCGCGAGCCCGCCCGGACGGGAGGCGCACTTCGGCGGCTTCCACACCGACACGACCGCGAAGCCGATCATCGCCAGCCTTCAGGCGCTCACCGCCGGCGGGGTGACCGCCTACTCGAACGTCGTCGGCCCGATTGTCGCGCTGATCGGCACTGCCTACTCCAACGTCGTCGGGCCGGTCGTGGCCGCTGACACAACCGCGCCGACCGTGAGCCTGACCGCGCCCGCGAACGGCGCCGCCGTGTCCGGTCCCGTGACGATCTCCGCGACCGCGGCAGACAACGTGGCGGTCGCGCAGGTTGATTTCCTCGTCGACGGGATCGTCGTCGCCACCGACGTGTCCTCCCCGTACTCGGTCTCGTGGAACTCTGCGCTCGCCTCGAACGGCAGCCATACGATCACCGCCCGGGCGACCGACACGTCCGGGAACGTCACCACGAGCGCCGCCCGCACCGTCACCGTCAGCGGCGGCATCGCCACAGCCACGCACCTCGCCGAACCGTTCCCCACCCTGCTCTTCGACATCGACTTCCCCGACAACATTCTTGCGATCCCGTACGCGGCCCAGGTGCTCTCAACCACCGGAGATCAGGCGCAGCATCCGCTCCCGCTCGGCTACTACCGCCACCAGGCCGCCTCTGGGACTGTCGCGGCGGAAGCCCAGGGGAAGACTGCGGGCACGTACGGCGGCACCATCAGCGCCTACCACGTCGCGTCCCCGGTAGCCGCCGACGACTACGCAGTCACCCTAGGCTCGTCAGGCGTGTTCTACGCTGGCGTCCCGTACTCGTCGAACGCTGGTGACATCACCCCGTACGGGATCACGATGTGCGGCTGGTTCAAGGCCGGGACGATTCCGGGTGGGGTTCCCTGGGTCGGGCTGTTCACAAGGGCGACCGCAGTCGAGCTGTTCCTCTCGCCCGGCGGCCTGCTGTCGATCGGAGCCGCCGACAATAACCCACAGAGAGGCACGACCGCGATCGCGGCTGGCGAGTGGTTCTTCGCCGCCCTGACGATCTCCGGCACGGCGCCGCCGGACGATCCGAACCAAGACCCGACCGGGTTCGCCTCCGTCTACCTGATGAAGTTGTCCGACCTTGTCCTCCGCAAGGAGGTGACTGCCGGGCAGCGTTTCAGCGATCAGTGGGCTGGGGCGGCACCGACCACGGTCGGCTACAACGCCGGCGGCTTGTCGATCGACGAGACCGCCTACTGGGTCGGGCAGCTCACGCCTCAGCAGCTCTCGGACATCGCCGGACGCGCGAACCCGAGCAGCTTCGTCTACCCGAACTACGTGTGGACGGCAATGGACGGCGGCACGGTGTCGAGCCCGGTTCCTCGTCTCGCGCAGGGCCTCTCAACCGCCCGCGGCCGGCAGACCGAACGGGAGCAGCCGACAGCCGGGCAGGTCAGCGCCACCGTCGAGGACACCCTTCGCGCACTCGAGCCGGACTACCCGGCCTCCCCGTACTACCCGAACGTCATCAACAACCGCTACGCCCGCCTCCGCGCGACCGTGAGTCCGACGACGTACGACCTGATGCGGTTCTTCATCCCCGACTGGAACCCCGGCTGGACCTTACGCCGCGCCTACCTCACCTTGGCCGGCACCGACCTGCTCGGCGTGCTCGGCACCTGGCCGCTCTCAGGATCGTTCCAGCAGCAGCAGACCGGCGCCCGCATCAACGCTGTCCTCGACCGTGTCGGCTGGCCTACCGCCGCCCGAGCGATCGACGCAGGCACGCAGACCGTCGCCGCGGAAACCGTTGTCGGCGGCGGCACCCTCACCTACCTGCAGCTGATCGCCCAGTCCGACAACGGCCTCTTCTTCATCGACGCCGCCGGCAACGCCGTCTTCCACGACAGCGCCCACCGCACCACCGCCACCCGCTCCACCGTGCCGCAAGCCGTGTTCGGCGACGGCGGCCCCTCAACCACCGAGCTCCCCTACGTGTCCGTCGCGTACAACAAGCCCGCCGACGAGATTTGGAATCAGGTGACAGTGAAGTACGGGGCGGCCGGGGATCAGTCGGTCACGGTGAGCGACTACGTGAGCCAACGACGCGGGGTCAAGGTGCTGCCTGACCGTGAAACCAGGCTGGTCACGGCGGCAGCTGCGACATCGCTCGCGACGTTGATCCTGGCCCGCTACAAGGATCCTGCCGCACGGTTCACGCAGGTCGTGATCGAGCCTGCCCGCTACCCAGGCCTGTGGGCGAAAGCACTGGGCCTGGAGATCAGCGACCGAGTGATCATGAAGGCCCGCAGGCCCGGCGGTGGCGCGGCGATCTCGAAGGACTGCTGGATCGAAGCGGTCGGGCATCAGATCAGCTTCGACCCGAACAAGTGGGTCACGACGCTGGCCCTGACAACCGTCTGAGCCTGCGTGAGCCGATAGTCGGTACCGATGGCAACGCAAGCCGACGAAGAGGCCGACGCCTGGATGGAGTACCTGCAAGCGTGCCGTGACGCGAAGCTGAAGCGCGGCCGGTACGACGAGTTGGAGTCGCGGGCGTGGGCGAGGCTGCGCGCCCGGCTGCACGCGCTCGAACTGCGCCGCGAGAAGAACCTGGTCGCCGCGTGAGGATCGACTACGAAGGCCGCGCGCTCGTTGCCTCCCACGGCTCGCACACTCCGCGTCGGATCGTCTGGCACGACACCGAATCGCACGACGCAAAAGGCATCCGTGACCTCGCCGGGATCGCGACCTACTGGCACGGCATCTCCTGGGGGCCTGGCGCGCAGATCGGCGTCGACTCCGAGGGGTTCATCGCCCGCTACGTGGACGACTTAGAGATCGCGTATCACGTCGAGAACCACAACACCGGCTCGCTCGGCATTGAGATCGTCGGGTTCGCCCGCTTCGTCCCGAGCGTGTGGCTGCTCCGGCGCGTCCAGCTCGAGACGGTGGCTCAGGCGACCGCGGAGTGGTGCCGGAAGTACGCCATCCCGGCAACGCTTGACGTGGAGCGTGGCATCTCGACTCACAAGATGCAGAGCCAGGCGTATCACGGCAGCCATTACGACCCCGGCCCCGGATTCCCCGTGCGACGGACATTGCGGCGCGTGCAGGCGATCCTTGGCGGCGCCGAGCCGAAGCCACCACCGAAGAAGCTCTACACGGAGAAGGCGTACTGGACGTGGGTGCGCTGGTATCTGGGCGAGGGCGAGTTCAGGACATCCGGCCCGCACAATAAGACCGTCCGGCCCGTGACTCTCCCGGCGACGATTCCTGCCGCGTGGTGGCCGCGACTACAGGCGTTCGTGGCGCAACGATCCAAGGCAGAGCGATGACCGTCACCTATCTAGCCGTCGGCGCGGCCCTTCTCGCGCCGCTCCTCTCCTACCTCGGTGTCGTCCGCAAGCTGAGCGGCAAAGTCAAGACGACGGACGCGTCTCAGCTCTGGCAAGCGGCCAAGGAGATGCGGGAGGAGCTCGCCGCGCGCAACGAGGCGCTGAACCGAAAGGTCGACCAGTGCAACCAGCGGATCGACCGGCTCGAAACGAACGCCGACCGCCTCGACGAGATCAACGACGAGCTCCGAAGCAAAAACAAGGCGTTGGAGGACCTCGTCCGTGCCCATGAGGCGACGATCACACATCTGACCGCCGAGAACGAGGCTTTGACGAGGCGTGTGGCGGAACTGGAGGCAGCGAATGGAACGTGACCCCTTGACGGCGTTCGCCAGGACGCTGAACCGGATAGCGATCGCGACCGTGGTCCTGTACGTGCTCCTCTGCGTCGCAGGGGTTGCGGTCTACTTGCAGATCAGGATCTCGGTGCGGGAGAACGAGACCGCCCGCAAAGGGTTGTGCGCCCTTCGCGCCGACCTGGGGCGCAGGCAGCTTTCGTCGCTTGAGTTCCTGAAAGCGCATCCGAACGGCATCCCCGGCATCCCCGCCTCGGTGATCCGTAACGGCGTCGACAACACGGCCCAAACGTTGGAGGCGTTGCAGGTCGTGAAGTGCCCGTAATGACCGACCCGCGCAAAGCCGATGTGCCCGACGAACTCATCCGGGCGCTCCGCTCCGCGCCGCTCATCAAGGAGCATCAGGTTGAGGAGCACGCGCGCCGCCACCGGATCGGGTTCGCAGGCCGGTGGACCTATGACTTCAACGACAACCCCACCTTCGCCGAACTGACCGTCCTCGCGTTCCTCTCGCACGGGCTGACGGTCCCGATGATCGCCGACACGTTGGAGATCAGCATCCACACGGTCAAGTCGGAGGTTCGGAGCGCCCGGTACAGGCTGAAGGCGAAGAACACCACTCATGCGGTCGCGATCGCCGTCCGCCGCGGACTCATCCACTAAGGAGGCTGAAACGATGACCGCCCATCCGAACGCAGTAGCCGCCGGAGCATCGACCGGCCCGTCTGTGTTCCTCGTCTGGATCCTCGGCTACCTCGGCGTCGACGTCAGCCCCGAGGTTGCCGTGGTGATCGCGGGCGGCATCGCAGCGGCCACACTGCTCGTCGGCCGCAAAGGCTTGCGCGGGATCGCCCGCACACTCTGGCGAGGCTCCGACGCGTGAAAGCCTGCTGGATCGACGAAGGGCAGGACGCCGACTATTCCAGGCTGACCCGGCACGGAATCGGCCGGCTCCTGTTCTCCCCCCGTGTCAACCAAGGGCACTCCCGGGCGCAGATCGACGAGGCCCGCGCCAAAGGCTTCGAGGTCGGCATCTACCGGGTCCCCGAATGGGACCCCACCCTGGAGGGGGCCGCGTGGGCGACGATGCTGAGCAAGGACGTGACTCGTTTGGGCGGTGATGGGACGCAGGTGCATGTTCAGGCGGACATCGAGACGCACAACACGGTCTGGCTGGCCGCGTTCCTCCTGCAGTGGCGGAAGCATCGGGCCAAGCGCGACACGTCCGTCACGACGGAGGGGTTCCAGGGCGGCCTGCTCGTCAAGATCCGCCCGCAGATCCTCGACTCGAACGTGACACTGGTGCCGCAGGCGTATGGCGGGGACATGCAGCCGTGGGACACGCACGGCACCGTCCTCGACCTGATCGCCTACGGGTTCCCGCTCGAGAAGATCCTGCCGTTCTACGACGCCGCCGACCTACGCCGCGGCTGGTCCGGCTATTGCTTTACGCAGCAGCGGCTGCCGTGATTCCCGGCTTCACATGGCGGATCCCCGCCCGCGTCGCCCGCGTGATTGACGGCGACACCGTCGTCCTCAAAGACCTCGACCTGGGGTTCCTCACCAGCCGCGCCAGCCTCCCCGGCGATGAGCAGCACGTCCGCCTCCTCGACCTCTGGTGCGCCGAGCGCTACACGGATGAAGGCAAAGTCGCGAAGGCGTTCGTCGAGAACCTGCTCCCCCCGGACACCGTCGTCATCTACCACAGCGTCGTCTGGAAGCAGACGCTCGGCCGCGCGTTGGGCTACATCGAGCTGATGGACGGCACGGACCTGTCGACGCTCGTCAGAGACGCCGGCCTCGGCACCCTCACGAAACCGACGGTGTGACCCGCTCCTCCCGCCTGGGCAGCAACGCGATCACGATGACGCCGAGCCAGCCGAGGATGAAGCCCCACGCCCATCCGTACGGACGATGCTTCGACTGACCGATCTGGTGCGCGATGTAAATCGGGAGCAGCCAGACGATCGTGACGAGGAACAGGATCCAGATCCAGTACAGAAGGCTCATGCGGTCCTTTCGTTGGCGGGGAAAACTTTACGTTGTCTTTCGGAGGTGGCCGGTATAGATTCCCTGCCAACGATCTGCGGCCCCCCTAGCGGACATATCCATCGGCGAGAGAGGGGCAAGGTCATGGGAGAAGTAGCGGTTGAGGAGCTGGTCACGGCTCCGATCCGTCCGCGCGTCCAGCAGTTCTGCCAGTTCGTCGACGCTCTAGTTGAGCGATCCGGTTGCCCAGATCAGCTAGGGCGACCTCGGTCGCCTCTGTTAGTGCGTCAACCGATGCTTCGAGTCCTCGTAGGCGGGACTCATGGTCATCCGACAGACGACGTACCTCCTGAGCGAGCGTCTCTTGTACGAGTCGTTTAGTCAGAGCGTCCTCATCGGCGTCTAACGCGTGCGCGAGCACCCGCGCGTTCGAGTCGTGGATGCCGTGTCTGGCGTTCGGCGATTCCCACGCTGAGATCCGTTCACGCTCGTAGCCGGCCTTTTTAGCGAGCTGTGCCTGAGTTAAGCCCGCCCGCAATCGAAGCAACCGGAGCACCTCTCCTTGCAACGTCACGGCACAAGTTTGCGACACGTGTGGTTTCCCCGCTAGAGGGGATTTATTGACACGGCGCGCAACGTGTCGTAATATCGCCACATCTTGGACGCAACAAGGGATGAGCTTCAGGAGCGGATCCGTCAGGCCCCAGCTGCGCTCGTAGCGGCGCGGATCCGGAAGGCGCGACGTGAAGCGAATCTCTCGCACGACCGACTGGCGGAACTCGTGCAGGGCACAAGCCGCTCGCACCTCATCAAGCTCGAGAAGGCGATGCATCGGCCGCGCGCGGCGATGCTGAGTCGGATCGCGGAGGCGACAGGTCGAGAGATCGACTGGTTCCTGGATCCCGAGGTGGATCCGAGTCCCTTTCCGGAAGAGGCAGCCGCATGAGGATGAGTTGGCGGATGCGCTCATCGCAGCCTTGCAGGAGTTCAAACGTGCCCATGACTGAGGAGGAGACAGCGTGATCGAATGGGACGAATACGAGGCGACGATTCGCTTCGAGGACAGGCTCATCGGCGGCATCCCGGTGATGCCCGCCGGGAGTGACCCGCAGGCTTACGAGGGCTGGCTTCGAGGGCAGAAGGTCGAGAACGATCCGAGCTTCGAGAAGGGCCTGGCGGAAGTCCTCGCAGCCGACTCCGAGATGCCGGTCGCCGTTGCGGAAGATGCGCCGACCGAGCAGGGCTTCCGGCGCGGCAAGGACGGCCTGTATGTCGAGGCCCGGCAGGTGAAGGCGGCGATCAAGGAAGGGTCACAGCGGCTCGGCCTGCTCAAGTCGGTGCGAGGGATGCGGCAGGTGATCCAGCACGACATCCACGTCCGGGCGTTGGACGGGACGCAGCGTCTCTACCTCGCCCGGGCCGAGCCCGACGGGAAGGACGCTAGGCCGATCTCGGTGCTCACGCCGCAGGGGCCTCGCCAGTCGATCAAACGGTTCGAGTACGTGAACCAGCCTGAGATTCGCTTCGTCGTCCGCGTCCTCAAGGGCGGGATTGGCGAGGGGATGATGACCGAGGACTTGCTCCGCGATGTTCTCGAGCTCTGCGGTTCGCTTGGCCTCGGCGCCGACCGCTCGCAGGGCGAAGGAACCTTCGTGCTGGAAGAGCTGAAGCGGATCTAACCGATGCGACGTCCCGCGACGCGCCCTTCCGAACAGCGCCCTCCCGAGCCGCCCCAATGAGACGAACCGTTCCTGGCCCTCCCGACCCGTGCCGATGCGACATCTCGTGCCATTCCGGCACCGAGCCGCGCCGATGCGACGATTCGCTCCCTTCCCTTCCCGCCCGGGCCGAGCCAACGCGACGAGCCTTTCCCGCCCGCGCCGTCCCATGCCGATGCGACTCGCCACCCCGGGCCAGCTCCGCCCGGCCCCGTCCGAGCCGATGCGACGAGCCTTCCCAAGCCCTCCCGTGCCCACGGCGACCTCTCACCATCTGGAAAGGCATCGCGTGACGCCCTGGAGCTACACCGGCCGCGCCCGCCAACTCCTCACCATCGTGCAAGACGACGAACGCACCCGCGCGGCAGACGAACTCCTCGCCGAAGTGCGCGACCGCAAAGACCAGGCGATCGAAGACCAGCAGTACGAGAAGGCGGCGTCCTATCGTGACGCCGAGCGGAAGGTCACCCACATCCTCCGCGAGGGCGCGGCGTGACCCCGGACCCGCCCGGGATGCTGGTCGTGATCGTCAGCCGCCACGCGCTCGAACGGGCCCGCGACCGCTACCGCGACCCCGCGATCACGAAACAGAGCATCGCCCACGACATCCGCGAAGCCCTCACAGCAGGGCGCTACGCGAAGCATCATCCGGGCAACCACTCCGACCATCTGCCGCACGGTGCGACGTTCGCGTGGACGGGGGCGGGGCACCGCGTTTACATCTTCGCCAGGCAGCGGCATCGTGAGACCGGGAAGCCGTGCGTGGTTGTCCGGACGGCCGTGCTGGCCGGGCCCCGGCAGGTGGCGGCGGCGTGATCGACGAGTTCCCCCCGGATCTGACCCCGCGCGACGTGCTGGTCATCATGGCCGTCTGGGTCGTGGTCGCGTTCGTCGCGGCGGTCGTCATGTGCAAGTGGTGGCTGAGGTGACCGCCTCGAGGCGTCCTGATCGTTTGGGGATCCCGGAAACGACGGGCGGGGCAACCCCTGGCAAGGGCAGCCTCGGTGACGCTCTCATCGTCGTCGCGTTTCTGGTCGTGCTGCTGGCGTGCGTCGGTGTTGTGTTCCTCGTCGCGTCGGGTCGGTTCTAACCCGTGGCGTCGTTGGCAGGCCAGGCTTCGCCGCGTCGCTCGCAGGTCGACCGGATCCTCGCTCTGCTTGCCGATGGTGACTGGTGGACGACGGGTCAGCTGCTGGCGAACGTGCCGTGCATCGTTCATTCGCGGATCGCGGAGTTGCGGTCGCGCGGCCATGTGATCGTGCATGAGCGGACGGGGTTCGGGGCTGCGGGGCATCGCTACCGGCTGTTGGGTGAGCCGTGTCCTACCGCGTCCCTTGGGGGCGACCCTGTCGCGGCTCGCTCGGTTTCTCTGGAGGGCGGCGCCGCGGTTGAAGCAGCGGGGGCATCGCCGCCCTCCGAGCCTGAGCAGCTGACCTTGGCGGTCGCCTGATGTCCGCGAGGTGTGAGGAGTGTGGGAAGGCCAACGCGATCATCCGCGAGCGGACCGACCCGAAGAACTTCCGGGCGATCCGCCGCCTGCTCTGCGGGCCGTGCGGGACGCGCCTCGGGTTCGCGTTGCCGTACCCGCACAACGAGCGCGGCAGCGTCCTGAAAGTGAGCCGACCCGGATGACCGCCGTCGCCCTCGCCCGCGAGTACCGCCGCGCAGCCGTCACGACCGGCGAATGGGCCCGCACCCACGCCCTCACCTGCCCCCACTGCGGCAGCGACCAATGGAACATCACCCTCGTCGGCCGCCGCACCATCGACGCCCTCTGCGAGACGTGCCGGCAGCCGTTCGAGCTCGACGAAGCCAGCGCGCTCGCCACGGTCCGGCGGCTCCATCCCACTCTCAACGAAAGGACGTAGTGCGCCGCATCCTGACCGTCTACCTCGAGACCGTCGCCGACCTCAGAGAACCCACCTGGGCTGACCTGCTCGAAGCGATCCGCATGGGCCACATCGACAAGGCGGCCGTCCTCGACAGCCTCGTCCCGAACCTCCAAGACATCACCGACGCCCGCGCAATCCTCGAAGGCACCGCCACCGTCGCCACACGACCCACCGCATACCGGCCCGGAACTGGCGGCGGCTTCGTCGGCGAGATCATCGACGAACTCACCGGAAGGACAAAGGTATGACCGCCCAGCCCGGCACCGCCCTCGAACCCCGCGACGCCGCCCGCGACCTCGCCAACACCATCCGCGGCGACCAGTTCAAGCAGCAGGTCGCCGTCGCGCTCCCCGAAGGGGTCAACCCCGACCGGTTCGTCCGGATCATGGCGACGGCGCTGCTCGACAAGCCCGAGATCGCCGTTCAGTGCGACATCAACTCGATCTTCCAAGCCGGGTTGAAGGCCGCGCAGGACGGGCTCCTTCCTGATGGACGCGAGGCCGCGTTCGCGGTGTTCGGCGACCAGTGCGTCTACATGCCTATGGTCGGCGGGTTCCGCAAGATCGCTGCCGAGTACGGCTGGTCGCTCCGCACCGCCGTCGTGTACGCCAACGACGCGTTCGAGTACGAAGAGGGGGAAGAGCCGCACCTCATCCACCGGCCCGTCCGGCCGGGTGCGGAGCAGGGCGCGAAGATCGCTGCATACGCGGTCGCGCAGCACAAGGACGGCCGCCGACTGTTCGAGGTCATGGATGCCGCCGCCGTTTTGAAGCGCAAGGCGGTCGCCCGCACGAAGAAGGTGTGGGACCAGTGGGAAGAGACGATGTGGGAGAAAACGCCTGCGAGGCGGCTCTTCGGAAAACTGCCTTTGGATGAGGCCGACCGGGCGCGTGTCGAGCGTGTGCTCCAGGCGTCCGCGCTCGAGCCTGGCGAGGCGGCCCGCACCATGTACGGCGACGAGGACCGAACGCAGCTTCCGCAGATTCCGCCGGCCTCTGACCCCGAGCCGGTGGACGGCGAGGTCGGCGCAACCGGCGGCGAGGAGCACTTCCCCGAAGACGCTCCCGCCGCCGCGACCCCGCCCGCCGACTTCGCAGACGACGCACCCACCAGCACGTTCGAGCCGCCCGCGTCCGTCCGCCAACAGACGGAGCCGTCGCAGACCGACCTGCTCACCGCCCAAGCCGGCGAGGTCCGGTTCCACGCGAACACGAAACAGCACGGCGGCAAGACGATCGCGGAGGTGTGGCACGACGACCCCATGTTCATCCGGAAGACAGTTGAGCAGGCGATCCGGCCCGAGTTGAAGGAGGCGGCGCGCACGTACCTGGCGGCGATGGAGGCGAAGGCGTGAGCGTTCCGACCGCGCAAGTCAGCTTCCTCCGCATCCCGATCTCGCTGCCATGCCCCGTGCCAGTCCTGCCTGGCACACCGACAACGATGGACGAAGAGGGAGAGCCGATCCCGGTGGCCGAGCGCACCGAGAAGTGTGCCGTGGACGCCTGGTGGATGATCGGCGCCCAGGTCACCTGCGACGTGCATCTCCGCGAAGCGTGCGGCCTGCTCGACCTCGACTTCGACGGCATCGTGGAAGAGGCGACCTGCGGGCGCGGCCTGAACATGCGCGAGCTGCAGCCGTGGGGCGAGCGGCACCGGTACGCGCAGGATGATCCGGCGCTCAAGACGGCGGAGACCGGGGCGTGAGCGACTTCGAGCAGGCCGGGGAGCAGCACTCCTCAGTGGCTGTCTCGATGACCGCAAAAGGCGAAGCGACCGTCACCGTCAAGGCGTACACCCATGACCTCGACACGCTCGACGCGGCCCGGGAGAAGGCCGTGCAGGTCTACAACGACACCGTCCGGCAGGTGCGCTCATGAAGATCCTCTGCACCGGCGATCTCCACCTGGGCGCGGGCGCGGATTATGGGCGTGAGCCCAGCGACCGCCTCCGCGACCAGGAGAACGTGCTCGTGAGCATCGCCCAGGTCGCACGGGAGGAGGACGTCGACGTCGTTCTGATCGCCGGCGATGTGTTCGACCGGCCGCGTCCTGACCCGGACGTGCTCCGCGTGTTCGACCGTTTCGTTGACCGTGTGACGGACGATTCGCTCGGCATCGACTGCGACGTGCTCGCCATCACTGGCAACGCCGGCCACGACGTCAGGAACGCGGAGACGTACGCGGCGCTCGAGCTCTTCGCGCGTCGCATCGACGTTCGCCGGATGCCCGCCCTGTGGCAGACGCGCGGCTTGGCGGTCGCGACGCTTCCCTCGGTGCCGGTGTCCCGACTGGTCGCGAGCAGGAACGGCGGCGACCGCTCAGCGATTCATCAGGACGCCGCCGACTACCTCGTGCAGGTCGCCAGGGATCTGCGCGCGGAGATCCCCGAAGGCACACCGGCCATTCTGCTCGGCCACTGGAGCGTGTCGGGTGCGAGCCTCCCGAACGGGCTGCCCACCGACGCACTGAACGAGCCTGTGCTGCCCCTGGAGGATCTCGCTGGCCTGGGCTTCGATGCCATCGCGCTCGGCCACATACACCGCTCGCAGATGCTCTACCGCCGCCCCGAGATCTTCTACGTGGGCTCACCGATGCCGCTCAACTTTGGCGAGGTCGAGCCTGCGACCGTCATGCCCGGGTCGTACCACGGCGTCACGATCCTCGACAACGCGCACGGCTATTTCGAGGCGCGACATGTGGCGATCGAGTCGCGCGCGTTCGTGACCATCGCCGCCGACCTCACCCGTGCGCACGAAGCTGATGCTTCCCCGGTCACGCATGACGGTCAGTTTGACACTTCCGATTTCGGCCCCTCAAATGAGGGAGCAAAACCGGAAGGGCTCGAACCGACCAACATCATCGCGGCCGCCTGCGAGGAGCATTTCCCGCTCGACGAGGCGATCGTGCGCCTGCGGGTCAAGGCGACGGCCGAGCAGTGGCGCCGAGTCGACCAGGCGGCTTTGCGACGTTTGTGCATCGACGCGGGGACCTCGAAGATCTATGCCATATCCGCTGACGTGGTTCGCGAGGACCGGGCGCGGGTGGCGGGGTTGGACGAGTCGATCGACGAACTCGGCGCCCTGGACGCCTATATCGAGGCGAACCAGCTGAACGGGAAGGCTGACGCGCTCAGGGAGCGGACGGCCCGGTATCTCGAGGAGACGCGCGCGTGAGCGAGTACCTGCCCGTCGACGAGCGCGACCCCGTTCTCCTGTTCGCCTACGGCCTCGTCGCCCTCTCTACGTTCGTCTCGTCTTACAGCCAGCACAGGAACACGATCGAGTTCAAGACGAGCGACGGTGGCGAATACCGCATCACGATCGAGGCGAAGAATTGAACCCGCTCAGGATCCGCTGTGAGAACTACCGCAGCTTCCACGACCTCGACCTGCAGCTGCCGACCGGCACCCTCGCTATCCTCGGAGCCAACGGCGCCGGAAAATCGAGCATTGTGAACGTGCTCGAGCTGGCGTTGTTCGGCCCGCCGTCCCGCAACCTCGGCGACTACCTCACGGATGGGGCGGTCGGGGATCTGATGGTGGAGCTGGAGCTGGAGCATCGCGGCGACCTGTACCGGGTGCGGCGCAGCTACTCGGCGCGCGGCCGTGGCTCGGCCAAAGTCGACTTCGAGTACGTCATGCCTTTGATCCCGGACCCCGATGAGGAGTACGACGAGGGTGTCGTACCTGGCTCGCATTGGGCACCGCTGACGCGCGAGACCGCCGCCGAGACTCAGGCTCTGATCGAGCAGACGCTCGGACTCTCCCGCGCCACCTTCCGGGCCAGCGCGTTCCTCGCGCAAGGCGACGGCGCCGCCTTCACGGAAGCCAGCCCCCGCGACCGCAAGGCGATCCTTGCCGAGTGCGTCGGCCTCGACCAATGGGACCGCCTCCACGCCCGCGTCAAAACCGACCGTGCCGCCGCCGAATCCGAAGTGAGCCGCGGCACCCTCGCGATCGAGCAGGCCACCGAAGAACTCACCTACCGCAAAGACACGATCACGGAACGCGACGCCGCCGACAGCGCCCGCGGCCTCCTTGCCGCCAAGCTCGACGCCGACCTCCAGAACGTGCACACCTGGGAAGAGCGGCTCAGCACGGCGCAGGTCGCACGGGAGAAGCGGGCGGCCGTGGAGGAGCGATGCCTCGCCGCCCGCGCAGCCGTCGCAGCCGCTGAGAGTCGAGAAACGAAGCTCGCTGTCGAGCGGGAGCATGACCTCCTCTACGCCCTCGCCCGTCGCCCAATGCTCGCAGAGCGGGCAGAGACGCAGGGAGCGCGCGAAGCCGAGCACGCCGACCTCGTCAAAGCTACGCACGAATACGCGAGCGCCGAACGGGAAGTCGCGCAAGCCGTAGCCGAACACGAGCGCCTCACCATCGAACGAACCCGCCTCCTCGACGAAGCGAATGCCCTCGACGAAAAGGCCCGCGCGGATAGCGCCGCAGCCGAGCAGATGCTCGAAGCCGACGCCCCGACCTGCCAGACCTGCGGACAGGAACTCGAAGGCGACGCGCGCGGCCGCGCCGTCGACGCGCTGATCGAGGCGGCCGCCACGGGCGAGGCTCGCGCTGTCACCCTCCGGTCGCAGGCGCACGACCTCGAAGCGTTCATCAACGAGCAGAAGCCCATCGCCGGCCGGGCCCTCACCCCGCCCGACCCGGAACGCACAGCCACGGCCCTCGCTCAACTCCGTGCCGCCCGCGACGCAACCACCCAGCTCGCCGCCCTCGACGTGAAAGCCGAGCGGCTCGCGGTCGTCGACGCTGCCCTCGTCACGCTCCGCGACGAGCGGCCAGCCCTCGACACAGCGCTCGCGCAGGCCACCGCCGACCTTGAAGCCCTCGGCGCCGCCCCCGCGATCGCCGCCGTCCAAGCCAGCCTCGACGAAGCCAAGGAAACCACGAACCGCCGCCGCACCGAACTCGCCCAGGTCGACCGGCAAATCGCCCGCTGCGACGAACGCCTCGAACGCTACGCCACCCTCACCGCCCAAATCGTCGAACGCCGCGAAGGCATCGCAGCAGCACAAGCCGAGCTCGACCTCTGCCTCACCCTCGAGAAAGCGTACGGCCGCGACGGCATCCCCGCCCTCATCGTCGAGAACGCCGCCATCCCGCAGATCGAAGCGGAAGCGAACCGGATCCTGCAGGAGCTCGGCACCGACTACCGCGTCGAACTCCAAACCCAGCGGGCGCTCAAGAGCGGGGAGGGCTTCAAGGACACGCTCGACATCGTCGTGTGGGCAGGCAGCGCCGCACGGCCTTACGAGACGTTCAGCGGCGGCGAACGGACCCGTCTGAACCTGGCTTTGCGGATCGCGCTCGCCAGGCTGCTCGCGCACCGCCGCGGCGCCGAGGTGCGCATGCTTTGCATCGACGAGCCCGAGTTCCTCGATGAGCAAGGGACGGCCGCCCTCGCCACGATGCTCCAAGGTCTGGCCGGCGACTTCGACCGGATCCTCCTCGTCTCGCACCACCCCTCTCTACGTGACGCGTTCGAGCAGTCCCTCGAAGTGGTGAAGGACGGCGACCGGTCCCGTGTTGTCGGCGCTGACAGGGAGCCAGTGTCGGCGTTTCTGCGGGGCGAGAAAGCACAGGCAGCATGACCCGCTACTTCGATCCTCTGACGCACAACGGACGCTGGGTCGGCCGTTGGATCGAGGAGGCCGCGATCGCGGTTGAGCGCGGGGCGATCTGGGTTCAGAAGGGGGCGGCATGGCTTCGATGGCGACGCTGGTGACGCTCTCAATGGCCCCGGTTGCTTTTCACACGGAGCCCCACAGGGGCGACTCCTAATGCTGTTCGCCCTTCCCGCCGTGCTGCTCGTGGTCGGCTTCCTGGCTTACGTTCTCGGGCGGGCGGATGAGCGTCGAAGGTATTTGGGGCGTCGTGGGGGGATGCTGCCATGACACGGAACGAGCTTTCGGAGGCGGCAGAGCCGCCCGTGTCAAAGGCAACCGGGGCGGAGGAAGGCAGGGGCTCTAAGCGCGCGCTTTGCCTGAGCTTGGCGGCGGGCATCGTTGGGACCCTCAGGCGGTCAAACGCGGCCTGGGCGGAACGTACCGGCGAGCCTTCTACCGTCTCCGAGTGGGAGTACGTCAAGGCACAAGACGAAATCGAAGCCAAGCTCCTGAAGCTCGCTGGTCTTGACAAGGAGCGGAGGGCGACACAGCCCGCAGCGACTCTTGGTTCAGACTCTTCTGGTTCTGCTGCTGGTGGGGGGATGCTGCGATGAGCGCCCTGGCCGTGGACTTGCCGGTTATTGAGCGTGCCCCGATGATGCGGGAGCTTGAACGGCTCGAGGCGCAACAGGTGAAGGACAAGTCGTATCAGCGGTCGCCGGTCGGCCGTGAAGTGGGTGCCTATCTGCGGTCGCGGCGATGGGAGGACAAGTCGACGAACACGCTGTCCGCCGACGAGACGGTGTTGGCGCGGCTCGCGATCCGTCACGCCGACTTCGACTCCTTGAGTGAGTTCTGCTCGCCGATCGGCACGGCATACGTTCGCGAGTTCCTCGAGACGGAGTGGGGGGGAGCGGCGCCGGCCACGAAGGCGCAACGCACGAGCCTCGTCCGTTCGTTCTTCAAGTGGGCCGTCGACGAGGAGAAGATCCCGTTCAGCCCGGCCGCGAAGCTGAAGGGGCCGAGGGCCAAGAACCGAGACAGGCTCGCGTACGAGCGGACAGTACGGATCCGTCTGATTCAGGCGCAGGACAGCCTGCGGGACCAGTGCGCGTTGCAACTCGTGTCCCGCATGGCGCTCAGGAAGAACGAACTGCGCGTCCTTCGCATCCGCGACATCGACCTGACCCGGAACCTACTCGTCGTTCACTCGAAGGGCGGCGACATCGACATTCTGCCGTTGGCGCTCCCGGACCTCCGCGACGACCTTTACCTGCACATCAACGGTGAGCAGCGGCGGCTCGACGAGTACCTGATCTACCCGCGCTCCGACCGGACGCGACCGATGGACAGCTCGAGCGTGCATCGCTGGTTCAAGCGGTGCCTCGAGCGGGCCGAACTGCCCGCGACGATGGAACTGCACGAGATGCGCCACTCAGCCGCCGACGAGCTCTGGCGCGTCACCGGCAACATCGTCCTCGCGCAGCAGCTTCTGCGCCATGAGTCGGTCGGGACGACACAGACGTATTTGCATCCCACACGAGACGATCTCGCCGCTGGCTTGGCGCAGGTCGCTGCGGTCTGGGCGGAGGGCTAGGCGTGCGTTCGACCTTGGCTCAGGGAGCGGCCTGTGACCTCGAATGCACGATAACCGGTGGACCATTGCGTTTGGCCTACGCCGCTGGATTGTTCGAGGGCGAAGGGTCGGTTGCGATCACCCACCGACTGGGTCGGAACGCCAGGCCGCAGTACATGCTGGTCGTTGCGGTCAAGATGGGCGACCCGGAACCGCTCGCGGTGCTTCAGTCGCTTGTCGGTGGGAGCGTTCACTACTACAAGTTCGAATCGGCCACGGAGCTCGGTCGCAAGCCGATGCATCTGTGGCAGGTCAGCGCACGGATCGCGGGACAGTTCCTCGAAGGGATCGAGCCGTACCTTCAGAGCGAGCGTGTGCGCGGGAAGGTCAAGCTCGGCATCGCGTTCCAGGCGCAAAAGCGAAACGTGGGCCGTGTCGTCCCGACTGAGTACCTGGTACGGCAAGAGCAGTTCTACGGGGCGATGCGGCTACTCAACAAGCGGGGCCTCGAGAGCCTGACGATCGCCGAACGCCGCGCGATCCTTGAGGCGGTGGCGTGATGGCCGCCGCGGAGTACAGACTGCGCGCGGGCCACCCGGACTTCGGCCCGTGCTGCCCTTCGTGTGCGGGCCCGAAGAACCTGCAGGCCCGCCGGTGCGTGCGCTGCTACCGGGAGAGCCTGCGGACCGTGCGGTTCTGGCTGCTGCGGACGTGCGGGTGCGGCGGCCCAAAGTCGAACCACAGCGAGCGGTGCCTGCAGTGTGAGCATCAGGCGCGGCGCGTGGACGGCTCGAGGTTCGCGGTGTCGTTGCCGCAGCCTGTGTCGCATCCGTGGCGGGACCGGAGGGCGGCGTGACTCGTCTCGTCGCTGCCCCACCAGAGCAAACCCTTTTGGGTGCGACCTTGCGGTCGCTGGTGTGGCAGAGCGCATTCGTTTGTGGGCTAACGACTAACGGAGGAGGAAACTGAGATGGATCTGCCCGTCATAGAGATGGAGCGCGAGGCTGCGCAAGAAGCGTTCCGCACGTACCAGGCCGCAGTTCGGGAGCCGCGGCGCAAGGAACTGAACGCGGTGCGACGCAGGGTCGAGGCGGAAGACCGGGCAATGATGCGCGGCTACCGCGAACTCGCTGCGGGACGTCAGGTAATCGAACTCTCCAAGGCCATCGCCGCTGGCGGCACCGAAGACTTGGAGTGCGAGACGCAGGGCTATCGCAAGGGCGAGTGGAGGACGTTCACCGTGACGTTGCGCGTCCCGAAGATCGCGGTCGTTCGAGCGGACGCCCAGCGCGTATTCACCCGCGGGGTTGATCGCGACGGAGGCGTTCTCTTCAGAGCCGACTCAGAGAACGCTGCGAAGAAGGTCGACCGTGTGTCGATCAACGACGGTGTTTTCGACCGCTATCAGAACTCCTGGGGCGTCTACGCCCGCGCGACCACGCCCTCGATCCCGCCCCCGTTCCGACCGCCGCACAACCTCGCGGGTTACCACCTGCTCTTTGAGGCGGAGTGGAACGCATTCGCACCGATCGACCCGGCGCTGCTGAAGCATCTCGGCGGCGACCTCTACGCCGTTCTCGCAGTGTGGGATTTGACGGATCTGGAGCGGGCCGTCCTGAACGGAAGGTCTTAACGCTTTCAATGGCCCCGGTTGCTTTTACACGGCTGGCTTTTGCCAGCCTCCTGCTGTTGTTGTTGAACGCTCAGCCGGTTCAGGGCGAGTGGGTCCGTCAGCCCCCTTGGAGAATCATGGAGGCGAAGATCGTGCGGGAGCGGGCTTGGAGTTGTCAACGGAGCTCGGGGTTGTCGTTGTCGGCGTACCCGCAGGTCAGGTGGCGCCTCGAGGTGAAGGCCCGCCGATATCGGACGCTCGGATACTGGCGGCAGGAACTGAACCGCTGCAACGAGGCGCGATCTGCTTCGCCGGCGACGATCATCTGCCGCATCTTCGGCTCTGAGTGCTCGAACGCGATCCGGGTGGCCCGCTGCGAGTCGCACTTGTACGTCGGCGCTCATAACGGCCAGTTCCTCGGGCTCTGGCAAATGGGCAGTTGGGCTCGAGCCCGCTACGGGCATGGCCCTGACGCGCTGACACAGACACGGGCTGCCCATCGGTACTTCCTTGATGCGGGTTGGGGACCGTGGGAGTGCGCACGGATCGTGGGAGTCATCTGATGCGCGAGTTCGGCCCCGTCGAGGAAGCCGAACTGGTCACCGCCGTTGTCGCGGACTTCCAAGGCAAGCATCCCGGCGCCCAGGTTGCCTCCGTTGAGGTTCACGACCTTGCCGAGATGGAGTGTCGTACCGCGTGCTGTCTCGACTGCGGGGAGCCGATCGCCGTGTGCTACTGGATCCAGAAGTGCGACGCGTGTCTTGAGGCAATGAAGGAAGGATTGGCGTGACTGGTCTTGCTCGTATAAGTGCCCGAGCGGAACACCTCGAAGGGATCGCCCGCAATCACGCCGTGGGCTTCGACGCCCGCGGGTCCGTCATTGAACTGGCTGATGCGGTGCAGCGTCTCGTAGCAGTCGCAGCCCAGCAGGATGACCTACTTCGACGGCTCTCCGAATGGGACGTGCTGAACCTCACTCCAGGCAGCGGGGACGACGGCCCCTACTGGCAAGGAGAAATCGCGGGAGTCCGTGCTGCTCTTGCCGGTCTGGACGAAGGCGAACAAGCATGAGCCATCCCCTCACAGAAGAAGCACGGCGGCTGATCCATGAAGCGCGGCTCGCAGATACTCCCGACCAGCTCTGGCAGGCGCTTGTTGTTCCTTTCGTGGACGACCCTGATCCCCTGGAAGTGATCGCTGACGCTTTGGATGCTTCGGAGGCTCAGGTCGTAGAGCTACGACGCCTGCTCACCGAATCTCTCGGCTGGATAGAGGGAGTCGAGCCGAAGCCAGCACCATCGTTCATCGCAGCCGTCCGCACTGCTCTTTCTGCTGCTGGTACAGAACCGGCCGAGCACCCGTTGATGCAGGAGTGGCTTGACGCTCAACATGAGCCGGGGAGCCGCCTGTATGGGCTGACGTGGAACCAGGCGCTTGGAGTCGGGCAAAAGCCCGACGTTGTCAAAAGCAACCGGGGCGAGGGAAAGCGATGAGCGTTCAGCGCACCTACTACTGCGACGGGCCGCACAACACGGACATTCCGAACCAGGATCACGGCGACCGTTGCCCCGTCCACGCTTCGACCGTTGCCATGCATCTGCCGGGAGGATTCCTTCGCGTAGTCCGTCACGAGGAGTCCGCGCTCCACTTCTGCTCTTGGGACTGCGTGCTGCGGTACGCGAGCAACGTCGAGCCGGTCGAGGTCATTCCGTTCCACGATGAGCGAGAGGAGGAACCCGGGTGAGCGGCTCTTACGAATATGAGTGGCGGCGCACCAAGGCTGTCCCGCGGTCGCTTCTCGACCGGTTGCTGCGACGCCCACGCCGGTACGTCGAGACGGTTATCCGTCGTCAGCCGACGTACGTCATACAGCCGGGTCCCGAGGGGCTCCCCGAGGATGTGGCCGCCGAAGTGGAACGGCTGCGAAGTGACCCTGATGCTTTGGAGCTCGCGCGGGTCACGTTCGACAACGACGGTCTACCACACGAGCCTGGCGACTGCGCGACCTGTGACGCCGTGCGCGTTCTGGACGACGGACCCGAATGAGCAAGCTGGCCGGATTCGTTGCAAAGCGGCGGTCGTTGCGAGACGAGTACCAGCGCATCCTCGCTGTGCAGATGCAAGCCGTGTACCTCGTGGAGGAGCTTCGGCGTCGCCGTGATGGTGAGGCTCACCGCTATCTCGACCTGCCGCAGCTTGCAAGGGCGTTGGACGAAGTCGCTGCTTCCCCGGTCAGGGTGGAGGAACCCGAATGAGCGCGGCGGCACGACGGGTCGAGTACGCCTGGGAGAACTTGCGCGGCTGGCTTCCGAATGGTCGCGGAGTGCCGAACTGGACGCGCGAGATGGACCGCGCGGTCGCTGCTCTTCACAAGGAGCGGAGGCCCGTACAGGGCCGAAGCGGCAACCCGGTTGAAAGCCCGGCGGCTGCTTCTCTGGACTCCCAGGAGAACAAATGAGCCAGTCGCTCTTCGACCCCGGCCCGCCCAAGCTCACCGACCGGCAGCAGCACCTCTACGACGCGGTCCGCTCGAGCGAGGACGGCCTGACCGCCGACGAGGCCGGCGCGGTCCTGCATGAGGCGCGCGCGCTCCGCCCGCACAGCCGCGATGCCAGGTGCGCGTACTGCACGCTCGACGGTCGCAGCGTGCTCGCCGCCCTTCGGCGCAAAGGGCTCGTGACTCGCAAGAGGTCGGGCCAGTGGCACGCGTTGGCCGGGCAGACGCTTGAAGCTACGGAGAGCCTCCAGACGGACGAGATCCCGTATTAGCCGATGCCACCCTACGAGCTAACAGAGAAGGAATGGGACCAGCAATTGTTCGACCGCAAGACCGGGCTCGCCACCATGCTCGGATGGAACACCTGGCACGTATTGCGACCGAAGGGGTCACCGGCTGGCTTACCGGACCGGCTGTGCTGGCGCGACCGCATCATCTACGTCGAGCTCAAGCGCGAGAAGGGGAAACTGTCGGACGCGCAGGTCAGAGTGCTGACGGCGCTTGCGCGTGCTGGCGGCGAAACCTACGTGTGGTTTCCGGCTGATCTTGAGGCGGCGCGGGATGTATTGCAGGCCCGGTCTTTCCAGCATGACAATCCGTCCAGGTGGCTGGCTGCCGGCTGCCGGATGGACCAGCTCACCGAGGCGGCAGCATGACCGAGATCGACCTCACGACCCGCAACTGCATCGCCTTCGCCTGTCCGAACGACGCCGAACACGATGAGTGGTGCGATCACTGCTGGCGCACCATGCGCCGCGAACAGCGGGCGGCGATCTGCGCCAGCCTCGCCGAAGATCACGGCGGCGAGCAGGCGGCGAAGCGGCTCAGGATCGCCTACTCGACGCTCCGCTCCTACATCAGCGACCCCGACGGGTCAAAGGACCGGGCGCGCAAGGACAGCTACAGCGGCACCTGCGACAACTGCGGGGCGAAGACGGATGGCTCGAACGGCGCCGCTAACGCACCGAGGCTCTGCCTGAACTGCGCTATCGAACGACAGACCGACCAGCGTAAATGGACGCGCGCGGTCGTAATCGACGCGATCCAACGCTTCGCGCAGCAACACGGCCGGCCTCCTACAGCGAGCGACTGGGACCACGCCGACCCCGCGAACGGCTACCCGCCAAAGTCAGCAGTCTACGGGCGGCATTCAAATACCCCGTCGGCGCCATTCGACTACTGGGCCGACGCGATCGAAGCCGCAGGCTTCCCACGTCCCGAAGTCGGCGGGTACGAACGAACCGCGCTAGTCCGCGAGCGCTTAAGCGCAGGAATGCGCCACAAGAAAGGAGGAGCGCAAATGGCCGACACTAAACGCGGATACATTGTGCTCCACGAACGCCCCGACGGGGCCTGGGAAATCATCACGACGACGGGGGCGCAGGCAGAGAACGCCGCCCTCAACGAGGCCCTGAACGGCTCCGAGCCGACCGGCCGTTACGTCGCCGTCCCGGCCAAATACTTCATCCCTCGCGGCGTCGTCCCGCAGACCGTCTGGACCTTCGAGGAGGCAGCCGTTGCGTAATCGCTGACCGTCGAAGGGCCTCTGGGGAGAGCAGCCCGCCACCGTCCAGTCCTATGACGACCACGAGTCGAAGGAGAACCCATGAGCGCCACCGCACCAACCGCAGCAGCCGAACCACAAACCGACGAAGAGCCGCAGACCCCCGAGCCCGACCCGGGGAAGGGCGAGCTGTTCGACCGCAGCCAGTACGACCGCGAAGACCTCGCCATCCGCAAGGTCGACGACCAGCAGATCGACAAACTGAGGGTCAAGTTCGGGGGAAGCATCCTCCTCGACAGGTCCGACCCCGCCGACGTCAGCCTCTACAACAAACTCACCCTCGGCCGGGCCGTCGAGCTCCGAGTCGCCGGCACCGTCGCCCACTCAGGCACCGGCTACACCACCAACCGCGACGGCGATTTGGATGCCATAGTCGGAGAACGCAGCGTGAAGGTCGAGACCGTCTGGGTCTTGGATCCCGAGGCTCTCTGATGGCGGAAGAGCCGATCACGCCCAAGGCGAAGGGCAGCACGTACGTCGTCCTCTGCTTCCACGCCAGGCCGCAGTCGACACGGCCCGACGCCAGCTCGACCGACACCGTCCTCATCGGTGAGCTCTGGGAGCACTGCGGGTCGTTCGCCGGCTCAGCGGCACAGGCGATGAAGCAGGCCGCTGAGAAGCGGCGCGAGGATCTCCAGACCGGCCGCTACGTGGCTATCCCGGTGCGATCCTTCCAGCCGAGGAAACTCACCGCCAAGACCGAGACCAGGGTCACGCTCACCTGATGCCACCATCCGCCGCCGAGAAGCAGCAAGCCCACAAACGCGACAAAGCCCTCCGCGACAGGACGACCCTGCCGTGCGAGCTCGGCTGCGGCACCACCGTCCCCTACTACGACTTCCCCGCCAACCCGTTCCACCCTGTCGTCTGCGACTCCTGCGCCCGCGCGGCTATGGCCCACCTCGAGGCTCAGCGTGCCGCACTAGGCACTGCAACGGAAGGACGGACTGATGCCCTGGGCCGCGCTTGACGATCAGTTCCACGCGAACCCGAAGGTAGTCGCCGCCGGCCTCGACGGCGCCGGCCTGTACGCGCGCTCGATCAGCTAC